ATGATATCCGCGTCTCTAAAAATCATTATTAATTCTAGCCGAATTAAAAAATCAGGCTTGGCTGCTCTTTATCTAAGAGTAATTATCAATAGGGAAATCCTTAAAATTCCACTGAAGATTGATTGGTATCCGGATTATTGGGATAAAAAAAACCAGGTTTGTAAACCTCGAAATAAAAAAGATTGCAATTGCAATGACTTAAACCTGATTATTGGTGATGCTTTAGCCAAGGCGAATGAGATACTTGTAGATTATAGGTTAAGGAGAAAAAGTATTTCTGTGGCCATATTTTCTAAAGAATATGCCTGCAATCTGAACAAAGATGATCTAATAGTCTTCATGGAGCAAAAAATCAATGAACGGGTGAAGTACAGAGAAATAAGCCTTGGTACGAAAAAATCACATACCGTGACATTGAACCACTTGAAGGCATGGAAAAAGAAAATAGCCTTTGCTGACTTGAACGAAAAGACTGGGGAGCAATTTGAAAGATTTCTAAAATTACATACAGGTGCCAAATCCAAAAATGCAAGGTGGGGTCAGCACCGAAATTTGAAAACTTATCTTAATCTAGCTAAAAAAGAACGGATCAGTTTCATCCATCCTTATGAGTTTTTTAAGGCAAAAACAGAGATGGGGAGATTTCAACCGCTTACAAAAGCCCATTTCAAAAAATTATATGATTATTATAATAGTCCAGAAATAACCGGAACACAAAGGCAGGTACTAAGGGCGTTTCTTTTTTCTTGCTGCACAGGTATGCGGCATGGTGATGTAAGACGGGTCGATCTTGATTGGCTAGATGGTGAATTTTTTCAGTTTATTCCATATAAAACAAGGCGGTTTGGTACACGGGTGAGGGTTCCGGCTACAAAAGAAGCGTTAGATTTTATTGCGGATGATGTGGATGAAATTGGAAAGTCCCCACTGTTTAGTGGAATTAGTGAGCAAAAGCAAAACGAAATTTTGAAAGACATTGCTTCTATTTTAGGGCTTCGCCCGGGATTGTGTTTCCAAGTAGGTAGGGAGACCTTTGCCACGCTGTATATGGAAAATGATGGCAAGCTTGAAGTACTGGCCAGCTTTCTAGGACATACTAGTACTAAGATGACAGAGAAGTATGTCAAAATAAGGGATCAAAGGAAGAAAGAAGAATCTGTAAGGATATCATCTTTCTTCACTTAAATTTTATTCTTCTGTTTCTTTATCAGGTGTTTTATTGTCAGATGCTTTCCAAAGATTCCAGATCGTTTGTGCTGCCCGGTAATGGGTAGCATTATTGTATAGAAGCTCAATGCCAAATTTGGCATTTATCACTTCGATGTCTTCCGGAGATAGAATTTTTGATTGATTTTCCATGGTTTTTTACTTTTAAGATTCTGGAATGTAATCGTTGAAAAATAATTTCAGGAGATTTAGGGTCTCTATTATTTTCTTGTATTCAAGCACATTATCATCATCAAGTAATTCCATGGTAATGTAATTGATTATCAGATCAACTTCATTTTCAGGATCCCAATCCACTGATGTTAATATTTCGGTGATTGGTCGAATATTTATCAGAATATTTCTCCTTTTATTCATGATGTACATGCCCCAAGATGGGTCCTGGTATTGGCTTTGATTAAAAGCTTCCTTCCAAAAAGTCAAAGTTTCGATATACTCTTCACCATCAGAATCAAAATCGGGATTTTTTTCTATGGCTTTTTTAATGAAGTGGATTACACTATCCATGCTCTTTACCAGTCCCTTGATGTTTTTGTGATTTTCTATCAAGGGGAACAATTTTTCAAAGTAGGAGATATTACTTTCTTTTCTTAATTTTGTCATGATCGTCTCACGATTAAAGGTTAAACTTTTGTTTGATCTTGGCCCGGTAGCTAGAAATACCGGGTCTTTTTATTTTTATTAAATTGGTATTCGTAACTGATTGATGTTGCTATTTAAAATTTCATCGATCATCTTTTGTAATTTTTGTTTTTCTGATTTAAGCCTTTTACCCTCTTCTTGGTTTTCAGATATTTTACCCTCCAATTCTTTAATGCTATTTGTAAGCTTACTCAACTCAGAGAACGCCTCTTTTATTTGAGCTGTTTTCTGAAGTTCATCCAAGCTCATTTTGAGCATCATTAATAAATACATCACAAGCCCTTTTTTATAGTCCTCCCATACCGTTGTATTAAAGTTTTCTGACTTTGGATTAAGAGACCATAACCAATCCTGAAATAATACAGGAGGGAGACAAACCATTTGCCTCATTTTCCCATCTTCAGCGATTGCTTTTACTTTTACACACAGTTCATTTATTTTTTCATTCCGCTGAATTGCTTGAAGTTGTCCAGACCAGTTTAAACCAAGATTTTCCACACACGGGCGAAGTGCTATGGCTTCACCCATGTGCGTAATTCCAGCCATTACAGGGGTTTTTACATATTCGAATTTTTGCAGTAAACCGAACTGTGTGTGTTTATTTAATATTGTGTCCATTGTGTTATTTGTTTTGTTAACACAAATAAAGTAAACAGAAAAATAAAATCAAAACATTTTGTGCAAAAAAAGTAATTAGTATATTTGAAACATGATAAAAATAACAGTTACCCTCGAAGAAGATGATCATTTGAAACTATTGGAAATTCAGCTTTCCAGAAAGAAGCAAAAAAAGAATCCAACTGCTTTAAATAAGATCGCTAGCGAAATTTTAGCAAAAGCCCTTAAAAAAGAAAACCCCGACCAGTAGGCCGGGGTTTTTTGATTACCAATCTTTTATAAAACCTGAGGGAGGGTCTGAGATTTCTTTTTTTATTTCCCGTTCAAATCTTATAATAAGATCACCCATATCTTGAAATCAAGATCAAGCCAAATAGCAAAATCAATTGCCAACCATCTGTGCATCCAGGTTCCTCCTTCATTTCCTGAAATAGTGATCAAAATGGGTGCTCCATTCGCACCTTTAACTACTTTATCTGAAGATAAATCATCGATTCCAGCAATCAAAGGTGAGAAATCCGCACCTTTAAATTCTACAATCGATCTTTTTTAAAATGCTTCTATGAATTTGTCTATTTCAACTACGCCAGATTTGGCGTAGTTGAAACAGTTTTAATAAGCTAAAATTATAGTCTACTAAGATTAATTTTAAAAGTCAACTACCGCATATATACCAGAGTCCACTCAGATCTGAGTGGATCAAAATATACAACTAATATAAATAGCTCACATCTGAGCTGTTTAAACTCAATCCCTGGGATACCTTTTAACAAAGTTTCTTCCTAAGTATCCTAAAACTAGAATAATAGCAAAGCCAAAAATCGCTTTTAGGATTTCAAATACTTCATTCCACTTTATTCGATCTATAATTTCCATATAATCCGTGGGAAAGTTTAAATCAATATAAAAATAATTTTTAACTAAAGATATTGCAGCTTACTTTTAAAGTTCATCAATTTTTTTTAAATAAATAAAACATTTCGCAATTGACCGTGCCTTCCATCTGGAGTTTTGTGCTTCCGGTATTTCAATTCCTTCAGGATCCATCGACACAAAAAAACAAGCATCGATTAACTCTTCCAGATTTGGCCATTTATAATCATCTCCATAGTCAGCTTCTATTCCTACAAATTTTGTAGTTTCTTTCATGGTGCAAGTAGTCCTCATTTTCCCAAATGGAAATGGTACTTTATTTCTTTTGAAATCTGCATAAATAATCTTTTTAAGGTAGCTAACATTATGAGCTACAAGATTTTTGCATGAGGCAGCATCAATTTTTATTTGCTGGTAAGCTTCCTTAGCAGGTATTCCCTTTGCCTTAAAATAATCTTTGCTAATACCATATTCGTTTAATACCTGGTCAGATGGTATTTCATCAGTAAGTATAAAGAGGTAATTGCTTTTCACTAATTCACCTCGGATATTGAAAATGTAATAGGAAATTGATATGGGCGGGGGCCAATTGTCCAGGTCAGAAGCAGGGGCCTTATAATCCTTAGGCTTACCCAATGTATCTACAGCCATTACTATATGGTATCCTTCCAAATCTTCTTGCCCTGCCCTCTCAAAAGGATCAAAAAATTGTTTTACTTTTTCCCTTTGATATGTCGTGCCAACCTGTTTTGAATAATCTGTTTGTAATGGAAATTTATTTTTTGATTTTCCGAAACTCCCAAAAAGTAATAAGATTATCAATACAACAGATGCAAAAATTAGTATTGAAATGGTGCTCATTCTGGATTTATTATTGATGTGCGATTAAGATAAAAATAATTATCAACTAAAAAAATGATAATATACGATTATCAATTGACTTGAATGCTTAATGGTTTTGAAAAAACCTGTTAAAACATTTTTTATTTATATTTAATTCTCTAGTTTTAACGCAATATATATTGAACTTTTCTTAAATGTTACTTTTCTTCATTATAATATTTGGACTAGCTACCATTATATTCCTATCTGGATTCAAAGGAATAGTAATTAAACTTTTTCCACAAATCACGAAAAAGATACTAAAAAACCCCATACTTAATTTCTGTCATCAGTATTTTATTATTGAAAAAGTTTTTTTTCACAAAAACATCAATTGACAAAATGCAGAAAAGAATATGGGCCTTAATTATAAAACATGGTTAAAAATAAATTCCAAAATAATATACTTTATAAAGAAATATGGGAATATACACCGAGTACCTAGAGCGAAATCTGAATTTTGAACAGCTGGCAAAAGAAAGAAAAAACCAGTTGAAAATAATTTCAAGATTAAGAGGGAATAGAGATTTAATAGTTTATTCAAGCGATTTAACAAACAAAACGCAAGCTCCTATTTCAATAGATTATTCTGATATTTTACCCTTCAAGGACCAATTGAACAATCTTTCAGGAAATTCTATTGACATTATAATTGAAACCCCGGGGGGAATTGCTGAGGTGGTAGAAGACATGGTGCATCTTGTGCGATCAAAATATAATAATGTTGGGATTATTATACCTGGAACTGCAAAAAGTGCAGGAACAATATTTGCCATGGCTGGAAATGAGATATTAATGGGAAATTCATCAGCTTTGGGTCCAATTGATGCCCAAATTATTAATCACAACAAAAGATTTTCCGCAGATGCATTTCTAGATGGTTTAAAAAAAATTAAAGATGAGATTTCTAAATCTAACAAATTAAATCCAGCATATATTCCGATCCTTCAAAACATTTCGCCTGGAGAAATACAACATTGTGAAAATGCTCAAAATTTTTCTAAAGAGCTTGTAAAAGATTGGCTTTCAAAATATAAATTTCAAAACTGGAAAAATCATAGTTCTACTGGAAAACCAGTTACTGCAGAAGAAAAAGAGATAAGAGCAAATGAAATAGCAGCCCAGTTATGTAAACACTCTGATTGGTTAACACATGCAAGATCCATTAAAATACCTGACCTCAAAAAAATGAGATTGTTAATAACGGATTATTCAGAAAACAAAAACCTAAATGAGGCAATAACTCGATATTATACTTTACTTAGAATCACCTTAGAGTCAACCAATATTTATAAAATATTCGAAACACCTCATTCACAAATCATGAGATTTTCTGGAGCAAACATTCCACCACCACCTCCTGAAAACAATAAACGTGTAAACAAAGTACTTTTCGATCTTGAGTGCCCATCATGTAAGAAAAAATATAAAATTCAGGCAAATTTAGAAAAAGGTGTTCAGGTTGAGAAAGGTAAATTTGCTTTCCCGAAAAATGATAAGTTTATTTGTCCAAATTGTAGAGCACAAAGTAATTTGGAATCAATAAAACTACAAATTGAAGCTCAAACCCAAAAAAAAATAGTATATTAAACTAAAAATAATAAATTTAAACCATGGAAAATAAGGAACAAAATACTGAAGATTTCAGCATAATTTTTGAAAAACTAGCAGTAGCTAAGGATGAGCAAAAAATAAATGGTGGTTTATCTGAATCAGAATTCTCAGATATTCATAGTAGTGTGCAAAAACTCCAAGAAATTCAACAGAGCGTAGAATCCACTTCCTATACCCTATTCACTAGGGCATAATTATACAGATTTTTTAAAAATCAAGCAGTCTTTTTCAATGCGAAAACCTTTGGTTACTAAGGGTTATAGTATAGATTAGGCTGCTTTTTTTTGTGAAAAACAGTAGATTCAAACTTGTTTTCAAATTTACTTTATCATTTTTTTATTATTCAAATATCTCTGAACACAAAATATTGTCACCTCATAGCCTTCTTTTTGGTCCCGAGTCTCTTGGAAGTAGTTTTACACTAGATAAGCTTTTACTATGGCATCATACCTCCCCCACCTAGGAAAAAGGAATAGGAGGATTAGGAGGGTTTTTCATTTTGGGGACTCCAAATTCAGATTTGCAACGAATACAAGTACGTTGATCAGAAATTTTGTGGCCAAAAAAGAAACAATAAAATTCAAAGATTACTAGTTTAATTTTAGAGTATTTCATTTCTACCATTGTTTAGTTTGATTAAATCTTATACCTATCCTCCAGATCATCGCGGAGGTTGCGGAATTCCTGCAATTCACTGTCTACCAGGTAAGCCTTGACACGGGTTGGCATTTTGTCCAGTTTCCCATCAATTGATTTTAGCAAAGCAAGCATTTCAGGGTCTGCTTTGCTAGATGTGGGTAAACTCGGTGATGTACCAGAATTTGGTGATTCACCGGATGTTTGCCCACCTCTGTAATATCCTCTAAGCTTTTCTTCCCTTATCGATTCTATGGCCGGAAGAACATTGGCCACGTATGGATGGCTTCGGATAAAGGAAGGTACCACGTATTCATCTTTGTGGACATAGCCTGCAAAATCTCCATATTTATCACCGAATCCAAGGCTATTATTACCGGTATCTCCTCCATAATAATAGGATGAAACTGGCCCTGTGGTTCTTCTTTGGATTTTTGATTCTTCTCCTGAGCTGCTGTCCCAATCTGGCACTGTACTATTGGATAATGCTTGTTTGGCTTTTGCTATGGCCGAAAGTACTGTGGCACCCATAGTGGCAATGTATCCACCAAAAACAAAAGGAGCCGCCGGACCAGTACCCTTTGCCGCATCTGCAGCTAGAGGTACAATCTTGGCTAGTGATGCCGCGGTATCTGCCGCTATCTGTGCACCTACTAAAACTTTCTGAAAAGTGGATAATTCACCGGATTTATTTCCCACGAAATCAATGACCGCTCCTAAAGATTGACCAAGGCTTTGGGCAATCATGATCTTGGCTTCGTTAATTTTTTGAGCATTTTCTACTTCTACTTGATCATGTTTTTTTTGCAGGGCGCTAAGTTCTTTTCTTCTAGCTTCCTCTATTCCTACAGTGGCTATTCCATATTTTTTAGCCAATGCAATTAATTCATCATAATGTTGGTTGGTCTTAAGGATGGCAAGCTCTTTTTCTTCGAGTGTGGCTTCGTTAATATTTTGTTCGGCAGCATGTCTTTCTTCAGCTTCTTTTTCCTGCCACTTGGAACGGATTTCATTTAATTCCTGATTTTTTAAATTTTCAAGCTCTTTTGCTTTTTCTTTAAATTCTTCTTCAGTAATAGTCTTATTGGTAAGGTGCTGGATAAGTTCCTCTTCTAGTTTTGCATATTTATCCCAAACGAGTTCCAGTTCACGTTCACTATCCTCCATCCCGGCCAATTCATACTGTCTGGTAAGGTCCCTAATTCGCTGTTGGTAGGCTTCCCATTGGGTTGCCATTTTATCAAGCTTTTCTTTTTGGGCTTTTACATCAGAAGATGCTGAGGAATTCTTATTGTCATCATCATTGGTATCATTATCATCATCAATAGTTTCCGTATTAATAACAACCTGTTTTTTAGCCACCTCTCCCATATTGATACCCAACCTTTCCATTAGCTCATTTTTGGCAGTTAGGAGTTCGTTGTTTTCACCTTCGAGTTGGGCTAAGGATTCCATTTGGGCTTGGTAAATCCGAACATCATCGATCAACTTACTGGATGAGCTGTAGGTAGGGTCTAGAATGGAGAATATAGACTGTTCACTTCCGGCTTTATTGGCAATTTGTAGTGCAGCTTCATCCAGTGCCATACCCTCCTGGATAGTAAGGTTATATTTATCAGCAAGCTCCACCATCCGCTCCCTTATCGAGTCTTCAGTTTTCAAGGTTTGAATGCGTTTATTAGCTACCTCCTGTCTTTTTTCTTCAAGTTCTTCCTCTTTTTCCTGTATGATAATTTTATTAATCAATTGGTCATTAACTGATTTGATAGCAAGTGTGAGTTCCTGATTTGAGATGGTATCGGCATTTATCTGACCTAGGAGATCGGGGTATTGCTTTTTGAGTTCATTGATAAGTTTAATTCTCTGTTCTGAGCTGGTATTGGTGGTAATGATCTGCGCATGGAGCTTCATTAGGTTTATTCTTTCAGCCTGTAGTGTTTCTGAAACGGGTATATCAATCCATTTTGCGAAACTGGAGATCATCCTGTCAATTCCATCCATGATGGTACTATTGACAAACACACCTGCCAAATACTTTTGAACTTTCTCTAGTTTGGCGGCAAGGTTGGTATTCTTTACCGTGAATTCATCTACCACCGAGGTTCCTTTTTCGAAAGCTTCATTGGAAATGGTCTGCTGTTTTCTGAGGGCTTCAGTATTGTTGGCCAATGTACCTAATACACCTACTACCCTTCCGCCATCTTGACCCAAATCTCCAAGGGTGCCGGCCAATTCGGTGATTCCTTCGGAATTGTCCTTTACCCCTTCTAGCATGCGTAGAAAAGCTTCGTTCGCATCTTCGTTCATTAGCTTGACAAAATCCTCTACCTCCATCCTTGCGAACTTGGCATACTTATCTGAATTTTTAGCCATATCGATGAATAACTTGGAAAGGGCCGTGGTGGAAACCTCGGCAGTTTGGCCAAGGCTGTCCAGGGTGGCACCAAGGCCAAGTATATTTTCAATAGAGATGCCAGCCAGAGGCGCAATACCTGAAAGCCTTTTGGCAAATTCGACCATATATCCTTCATTGGCAGTGGAAGCCATTCCCAGTTCATTGATGGCAGAACCTACTTTTAATAGGGATTCTTCTATGCCATAAACAGATTTTAGGTTGAAGGTATCGGTAAGTTTGCCAAGTTGCTTCATCACCTGTTCAGGATCACCGAGAGAATCACCAAGGGCCACATTGATTTTATCTGCAGCACTTACAAACTCCTCAATATCCTTGACACCCGTAATACCTAGACGGCCGGCGATCTCAGCTAGTCCCCGTAGTTCTGATCGTGGGGTACGAGTATCAAATTGTTTAAGTTTTTCATTCAGCTTCTCTACCTCATCAGCTGTAAGCCCGGTTGTTTTCTGAATATCTGAGAAAGAATCAGATAATCTGGCTGATCCGTCAATCATAGACTGAATCTGAGTAAAAAAAGCTGTGGCACCCAAGGCAGAAATGGCCAGCACTCCGAATTGCTTCAACTGCTTACCCATGTCAGCCCAAAAACCTTTGGTGCCGTTAAGTTCCGCCCGTTGCTGCCTGAGTACTCCATTTACTTGAAGTAATTCTGCTTTGAGTCTTTTATAATCAGCCGTGCCTTTGGTAGTGGTGACACTTATTTCTCTTTTAAGCTCACGCTGGTATCTGGACAGCTGGGTCATGGTCATTCCGGAAAGACCAATTTCTTTCCTTAGGCCTTTTATTTGCGCGCGAACCTCCTTTAATTTTTTGTTTGCATTGATATAATCCTCAGTACCTTTTTTGGCATTTTTCATATCGGAAAGCAGTTCTTTTGCATCCATTTCGAGCTTACCTAGCTCATTTATTGCTTGCTTGCCGTCTACGGTGAGGCGTACACGTGATTCATCTTCTTTTCTGGCCATAAGTGGTTAGTTTTCTTATGGCTAAAATGAGGGGATTAGGGTGTTAATTTTGGGACAGGTGATTGAGGGTGATTATTGGGGAATTATATAAGCAATAGGTAGCTCTCCATCTTTTGGGTATAATAGTGATTTGTGTAGTGGATCCAAAAGTTCCTTTGCCCCGATAGAAAATAAAAAGTCGTTTTCCATTAGCCATTCCATTAAGTCAAATTCATTACGCAATTCAAATTGGGTCGTAAGGAAGTAAAACAAAAATACCCGCTCTTGGTTTCCCATGCCGGATTCAATCACTCTTAAGTATTTTGAAAGACTATTTTCTTTAACATATTCTAAAAGGTTTATAATCGATCGAATATAGGTGTCAAATTCAAGTTCACTCAATAAATACCTAAAAAGAAATTGAATTTGGTTTTTATTTAAACCATGGTAATCACCTCCTTGGGATACTAATTTTAACTGTGGCAAATCAGATAATTTAAAATTAAAATTTTTATCTACCCATTTAAAACCATGCATTATTTCAAACATTTCTGGTTGATTTCCAGATAATTGTTTATTCCAGCCTTCTTCATTATCAATCCAATCAAGTAAAAATCTAAACACTCCTATAAAGGTTTTTTCACCGGAATATTTTTGCAATCCAGGCTTTGCTATATCAGGATTCATATTAAAATTCTCCATATTGGAATATGTCAACATATCCCTTGTTTTAAAATGCTGCTCAAGGATTCGGAAGAAGTTTTGATTGATGAAGTCTCGGTCCATGCGGCTGATCTGGCCGGTTAACGCTTTGGCCTGGTTTTTAAGTTCTTCGGTGGAAAGTTTCATTTCCTGACGATTGTCCCGGATTTCCTGTTGCTGGTAGAGCATCTGCCAGCGCTGGCCCAAAAAAGCTATGTAAACAAAAAAAACGCCTGCAATAGAAGCCAATAACACCGGGATGGCAATAGCATAGTCATGGGTATTAACAGGAAACAAATTATAAATAAAAAAAGGACAAAAAGCGTAAAAAACAAAAAGCAAAACTGCTAAAGCTATACAAGCCCAAGCTAACCGTAGGTAATTCCTTATAGATTTCTTTAAGACATCTCTTTGCGTTTCTAAATCCTTTTTTAAATCCATATTTTTTATTTGAATATAGGGAAAAGTGAAGAAAGTTTCGAGAAAAGATCATATTAATTGATTTAAGCTTTTATAATTTACAGTTATCATTGATGGAATTCAGAAATAGGGTCAAAATCACGGTTAAAAAGCCTTGATATTGAGTTGATTTTTATGATTAGCTGTCTAATATCCCGTAAGAAATCATTTTAGTTTTTAAATCTCGAAGCTCATCTAAAATAGCTTGGGATTCTACTTGAGAATAAGTTGCACCTGGATCAGTGGCAGAATTAGGTGAAGCTTCGATTTTTTCTTTGACCAGATCTCCTGATAATAAAACATCTGTGGAAGATTTGAATTTCAGACTATATTTACCACCAGACTTAACAATCGGCAAAAAACCTTCAGCTACTCTTATTATTACCCCAGATCCCGCGTTAAAAGTTCTTTCACCTCCTTCCACCTCTCCATAATGTTCATCCCCGGCAGAGTGGATATTCTCATTTATTGTAGTAAGGCCAGCCGATCCAGTATATCTTCTATACCTATCTTTAGCTGTAGCTGTTAAAGTATTATTAGTGGAACTAACTATTGAGTCAGTTTTTACAGCCAATGGAAACTCTACCCATGTTCCTGGTGTGCCGGCTTCCGTACAAATGGCACTATTCGCTCCGTTACTTGCTATGTTTAGGTAATTTACTCGATCTCCTACCTTCCATAATCCGCTAGTGGGAGGTGTTGAGTTTTGCTGAAATATAAAGTTTCCCCCTATTCGAGTAACTATTAAAGCTTTAGTAGATGATCCTCCTAGGGATAAGCTCGCGGATAGCTCATTTGTAACTCCTCTAAAAATATTCCCTTCTACTGGAAATATAGCGTTTGCATCAAAGGATTGTACACAAATTCCATGTGTACAATTTGACAACTCATTGTTATCACAGATGACTTTCATGTTTTCTCGTGCTAAAGAAGTTGGGATGTTCTCAGAGAAATTGACAGCTCCATAATAATTCTCAATAAAATTATCTTTTATAGTGGTGTTTTCAAAGTTCCTTACAGAAATAGCTATATTCCCTGCATTTCCTAGAGATGATATAGTAGCCGTTTCTGATTTTGAGTTCCCATAGAAGAAATTTTTAAGGATGTGATATTTTCCAGTCTGGGCCCCTTGGTCTATATATACACTTGGGAAATCGTTATTATTCCGCTTGAATTTATTGTCTGATATAATATGTTTTCCATTGACAGTATCTGACGCCACTCCCACAGAGATGTCACGCCCCACATTGTTGATAAAATAATTATTATTTATGTTGGCCCCATTTGTTGAAAAACCAATAGACATACCTATCCCGTAACTTTCCGCAATAATATTACCTGTTAAATTCAGACTTTCATTTGGCTCTGATGATGAATAACGGATGGCTCCTGCGCTGGTGGCATTTCTGTAATTAAGTACCAAGTTATTAGAAACAATCCCACCTATTCCTGCATTTACCACAAAAATGCCTCCGGAAAGTGGTTCCCCTTGCTGCCATCCATTATCTATGCATATGTTATTGGCTATAATATCCCCACCAGTAATGTTATTATCCCCTTGTAGATAGATACCTGTCCACCTTGTGTTAACACAATGGTTGCCTGTACATATTACGTGAGTCCTAATTCCCCCATTGTAACCCATAAGAATTCCATGTCGACGTCGTAGCCCGGCACCTTCAATCCATAGACTACCGTTAGCTTTCATAGCTACGCAGTAATTGTTTACTACCTTTAGAAGAGAGTCTGATCCTAAGGTGCCTACACCAATTGCCTGACTGTTATTACTCATACAATAATTCCCCTCTATAATTACTCTACCTCCGGAAGTCGATGAACTTACCCCTATATCAGAGAGCGATTGATGAGAAGCGTTTGCAAAAAAGAAATTATTTTTAATGATCACATCATAACAGTCCGTAACCAATACACCTCCTCCCCATCCGTATATTCGGCAATTTTCGATTATTATTTTTTTCTTGTTATTTGCTAGGATTGGCCTGTTTACAGAATCACCTGAAGAAGGCGTTTCTGTCTCGAGCCATCCACCATCCATTGATATATTTCTGATACTGGAATTCTCACCCATGGTGATACCATATCCTGATGTTTTAGAGTTGGATTTGAGTACGGTTCCTTTCCCTAATCCTCTAATATTCATACCATCCCTTAGTGTTATAGAAGAAAACACAATGGTTCCTTTTGGTAAAATTACATCATCTGTTAAACTTTGATCAATAGCTTTTTGTAAAGCAATAGTATCATCAGTATCCCCATCTGCTTTTATGTTATACCATAATGAATTTAACCCTTCCTTAAATGCCCTTTTATATTTTGAACCCTCATGCTCTAAATACACAACACCATCGACATTTGGATCACTCATATCTTCTATAAAAGTAGCTAATTCACCTGTGTTTGGGTCAAGTACATTGCTTTTAATTTTCAATCCTTCAGGTGATGTGCTAGATATTACTTTTTCATCATTTAAATCAAAAGCAGGGAGCATATTTCCTTTTACAGCTCCTTTAAATTGATCTGGAGTGGCCCCTATTACTCTGCCTACTGTTACTATTTTGGAATCGCTCATGGTGTTATTCTGCTTATTGAGTTAATTACGTTGATTTGCCCTTTTATCAAGTATTGTGGATTTGTACTCGTTTCTAGACCAAACAAAATATCATATAGGTATTTTTGTCTACTTAGCTTAAGGGTAAGGCTATTATGAATTAATAATTTGAGTTCGTTGGTACCGATGATAGTTAGGCCGTTACCAAGTGTGAGTTTGATTACGGATTTAGACCGAAGGTCTTCTTTTATTTCCAGTACAATCTTATCTGCTGTCGAGATGTCAAATGGATCTCCTGTGAGTTGATCTATAAGTGTGATGGTTTCTATGTAATCTTCGCCTTGAATAAGGTCTATGTTAGATACTCCTGGTCTGATGTTTTCCATGTATGTAAATTATATTAAGTGATTTAGGTGATTTAGGACAACTATACAGGTACTATCGGATTAAGTGCGGTATATTTGAAAAGTGTTAATGCAATAATTTTACATGAAGTGGTTAGGCTGGTTCCTTTAAATCTAATATCGAACTCCTTGACTGAGGTAGCGTCTATGGTCTGCATTACAGATGTAATGGGTATCTGGATAATCTTTCCATCAGGATCTTTGTCTTCAAAAAATCCGGTAAAATAAAAATTGCGACTGTCTGCATCTCCATGGGAAAAGTGAATCTGGAAATGAAGGCGATACTGAGCTGACATGCCCGTGGATGTGCCTACGATACTGATTTGCACTTCCTGAGCTCCTACAGATAGATATAAAGAGTAATTCTCATTTTCTCCATGAGCCATAATCAAAATAGCTTCACCTATAAATACCGTACCGATGGCCATATCCTCCGGTTGAAGATTATTACTTCCTCCTTGTTTGTTGAGCAAGCTGGTTTTTAATGATCCCGCAAAAGGCCATGTGAAATAAGGCCCCATCCATAAGTGCAGAGGGTTTGCCTTTTCTTCTACCAATTTTTCTGTCCGAACATTCTCTTTTTCTATCGATTTGTTTTCGGATTGCTTTAGAAGCATAATTGCAGAAGCTATCTGAGCACTGTTTTTTACGGGCTTCAGGATGAAGCGAATCTTATTATTCAGTTTTGCATATTCCATAAGTAATTGTTTTTTAGTATATTGAACTATGGAAGAGTTAGGATTTATTGTTGGTTTTATAGTAATTGTGTTTTTAGCCTCTCGTTTGACACGCTTTGTGAAGAGGTGGCCAAACGAGTAAATTAAGTCTTAAGTTTGTAGAGAGTCATTTTTGCAACCGTTTTTTCTTGGTCTGTTAAGGCTATTTCGATTTCATCGATCATATAGATAATGTTGCCATCTCTGATTAACCTCGTGCGTGTAAGAGTATATTGGTCTGCTTCTGTCAGAAGAACATTCCTTGTAATCTTGTGGGATTTACTCATCATATTTTGAAGGTCCTGATAGAAAGGTTTCAAATCTTCGCTCCTTATCTTTAAGTCATACTGGTCTTCGCTTAATACCGATTTTGGGTCATATTTATTGGCAGATGCAAAAGCATAAGACCTATCATCATTGTCTTGCTTGATACCATGGAAACACGTGAACCTTAGCCCTGTTTCTTTATTGAAAATATTTGCTTCAGGACAATATGCCGGCATTTCAATAGCCGGCAACTTCCATCCTTCAAAATAGGCATCAGCCAAAGGGGTCATACTTAACTCCCAATCAATGCTTTGTTTGACTTCTACATCATTTTGAAGGTCCAAGGCGTATAGTTCCCAGCCAACTTCCTCTTCCCTTTGCTTTTCTAACCTAAAGGTGGAAGAAAGAGAACGGACATAAGCGTATTGGCCAATATCAGCATCTAACGCTATTAACGTACTGTAATCATCCACTGTAAAATCAGGATCCGGAATGGTTTCTTGGCCTTTCTCCAAAACGGGATCGAAAGTAGCATAAGAGAAATTAAATCCGGAGTCCTTGCCATACACCTTACTAAATCCTTTAGCGATTTTTCCTGTTAGGTCTAGAATATCTCTGCTACGGATAATAGACCTAATAAAACGGATTTCAACCTTGTTTTGAATAACATTAAAATCATACTTAAGAAAGAAGTAGTTTTTTATTGCTTTGAGGAATTCCAGTACATTGATATCAGGAACATGATTGTTTAACTTGATATTAAAATCAAATACATTTTGATAAATAAGCATGGTTTGATCAGGATCTAAATCTCCCGAATCCACATTATTCCTAGACCTCCTAATAGAAGCGCCCCCCTGCCTAACATCCAAATAATCTATAGGGTGATTGTTATAAACAATTAATTTCTTAATCATGGGGTGGTCAAAAAATTCTCCCGATACCTGGATATTAAGATGCTTGAATACAGCCTTGACAATATCTGTCAAATAAACCATAGGTATGATGGTATTCTGCCAGAGAATAGCTTCAGAGAAATTATAGTAGCTGGGGTTATAAGTATTGAGCCTGCCGGCATAATCATATCTATTCACCACACCATCAAATATGGAATTGGTACCTTCGTAAAGATTGGGGTTGTAGATCATCGGGAAAGCGATCCTATTGCTGTCATCGGGAGTGTTATAATCATCCATCAGAAATAATTTACCCGTTTTGACAGTGGCAATATAGGAGCGATTCACCCCCTCGTTTGGCATCTGAACCAACTCTGCAGTGGTACTGGTATCTGTTTCCCAATAATTTATATAACTAGATGAACGGTGACCTTCTTCTGAAATTACAATAGAGACAATCAAACCAATATCTAATGCCTCTATCCAGTCCATAATGGCATAGAGTTGCTCGACTTGATCTTCATAATCGTCTTTTTCTAAATATAAAACATTTGAATTGATCGTTAATCTGGCGTCTCCATGGGCACATGTAATTCTGTAACCCTGAATGGTATCATATGCAGGGTCTAAGGTGATGATATCATTGTCCGGGTAACAAGCAGGTAGGCTCAAATCTGCATTGGCCTGAATAAAGAAACCTGAAGTGAGTACAAAAACCAATTTTACAGAAATGTCATCTGCTTCCAAAATATCCAGATACCCCTTGTATTTTCTGTTGGACCTCACATATAAATCAGCAGGTATGGGAATACTGAAATCAGCCCCAGACTGCAAGTCAGCAGGGAGATTTAAGGCAAGGGCTATATCGGGAGTATTTGCTACCGTAAAAGGATAGCTAAATTCTCCTAAAAAATCAGTGGTGAAAATACCTGTTCGGATTTTTTGGATAATAGCAGGTACTGGTATGCTAGTATTATTTACGAGGATCTCTACCATATTGACTTTGGGTATTGAATGCTAATCTGGCTTTGATTTCGGCAGACTGTAGGTATACACCATCTTTGCCGGTAAAGTATTCGGAATTTTCTATTACAAGCTTCTTAAGCACACCATCAGCAACTATATAGACATGATTTCTCAAAAGCATATCTCGTAATGCAAACTTTTCATGAATGGTAATGAATCCAGTTCTAAGGATAAAGCTGTCGTAGGCGGTGTGATTGAAACTGCAAATATTGCCCTCACTCCTGTCATGGTTTGGTTGATGTACCGCCTCAAAAAGCTCACTGGATGGTGCCGAATAGTTTTCTTTTTTGCCATAAAAACAAAAACTATCAAAACCCCCAAGGCTATTTCCGTAAAAAGCCTGCAAAGTAAATTCAGGATCCTTTTTGGGAAACAAAGTTATAACCTCTGATTTGAGGTTTCTGCCTGCTAATTTGATTTCTATCTTGTCCATATCCTCCCAATCATCCGGTAGGAAATATTCAAAAGAAAACGGTCTGTATCTGGACTGTGGACCTAGGTCTCTTGAGATGGATTCTACTATTGTATTTTTATAATAGAAAGTGGATTGGAGAATGTAACTACCAGTTTCTAATGGCAGAATATAAAAAATGGATCTTTCCATTGGGAATATGGCACGCTCCATTGGTCTGGTAGTAAGCCATAAGTAAGCTTTGCCCTCGCAGATATTCACAACAGGGAAATCATATGGCCGGCCAGCCATCCAAGCATGTCTCACAGAAGTGAGGGATTCTCCTCCGTCCTGCTCACCATCTACAAATAAGGTGGTTCTGAGCCTGTACCTCTGAATGATGCCTTCGCAAATTTCTGTGGTTAGGCCTAAATTCAAATTTGGCCTATGCCAAGACATCTTGCCCAAAATGGCCCTATCTACGTAAAAGTTAACCTTTTCGATATCATAGAGGTACGGGTTCTGGTATTCGGCAATTTTTGTAAAAGAATCTGATCCATAAACATGTTCAAATTCTACATCTCCCTGCATATCGATAATCCCATCTTCTGGAATATCAGGATTTAATGAAACCTGAACAAAATCTCTAACCATGTCCATTTCTTCTGCAGGTGTGTCATCTGTGTTTTCAAAATGTGCAACTAGCAGCACATTATTTGAAGGCATCTGAAAGGTATAGGTATCATCATATGAGACAACTACATCGTTAATCTTCCAGCAAAGGAAATTCTTGCCTGTTGCAGGTGAAGCAACCACAGTAGAATTGTCCTGTTCTGTGTAATACCCTGCGCCTGTAACAATACCTGAACTATCCGGAGTGACAGAAACCGTAACCTCAAAATCTTGCCTTTCTACCACCGGAGCTTTGGCCTCAAAGAAAGCAATCACTTCACTATCCGAATCGGGCATAGTAAAAGCAAATGAAGGATTAGTAGAAATCACTTCATTGTTTTGCATCCAGTAAGCAAACTCCCAATTTTCATTTGCAGTGGCTTCAAGGGTTACTTCCGTACCTGAAACATAATTCCCAGAACCTGAAAGCGTGCCGGCTAAAGCAGGTGTAGGTGTGAGGGTAAGTGTATGTGGAATGGTCTCGAAAATAGCAACCAAAGTGCGGTTGCTTGCGCCCATAGTAAACGAATAAGCCGCATCCGTGCTAACCACCGAGCCTCCTTCTTCCCATCGAACAAACCTTTTTCCGGTTGCCGGTGTGGCTTCTACCTCAACTGTGGCGCCCTCTAAGTAAGGGCCTGAAGAATTTTCAGATGTGCTACCAAAGCCTGATGGTGATTCAGACAAAGCAACCGTGTAGGTTGGGATATCTTCAAATTCGGCTACTAGGTCATATCCGTAGCCAGCAACAAAGTAAGTGTGTGGATTTTCGGTACTGAATAGATCACCTTCCACTGCCCAGCGCACAAAGCGCTTACCTGATGCAGGTGTGGCCGTGATGGTGACTTCCGTACTATTAAGATGTGGCCCTACAGGAGATTCTGAGGCTGTTCCGTAACCAGAAGGTGAAACAGTAATAGTATTAGCATAAGTGGGAATGGTCTCGAAAATAGCAACCAAAGTACGGTTGCTTGCGCCCATAGTGAACGAATAAGTCGCATCCGTGCTGACCTCCGAGCCACCTTCTTCCCATCGAACAAACCTCTTCCCGGTTGCCGGTGTGGCTTCTACCTCAACTGTGGCGCCCTCTAAGTAAGGACCTGAAGAATTTTCAGACGTGCTACCAAAGCCTGATGGTGATTCAGACAAAGCAACGGTGTAGGAATCTGGCTCCTCCTCAGATTGCAGATGCCAATTAGCACCGGCTTTTTCCCTTACAAATGTTTCCGCATCCGAAGCTGTCATTATCGGGATAGGTAAGGTATAATTTGTCTCTAGGTCTGGATCCCATGTTACATTACCTTCTCTTATACCATCTATATTTGAAGATGCAAAATCTTCAACATCACAATCAACGAACTTAAGTCCTGATGTTTTTGTAGCTGATCCATCATTATCCCTCCTAAGTTCAGAGCCACCTTTGAATTTTGTGCCTCTTACTAGTATCTGAGCCTCTGCATCCAGATCAAGCATATTGGAACTGGATGGTGTAACAGTAGCATCTGGCCACCTTGGAGACCACTCAAACAAACAGTTGACAATATCAAACTTTCCAAAACGACATTTGGGCTGTCTGCTTGCATTATTCCTAAACAAGCAATACATGATTGAGGTGTTCAAAAGACCTCTATTAGAAATATCCGTATCGCTATACCCAAACAGCATAACCCTTTGCCCATTCTCAAAAATACAATGAGAAATATAGCCTTTGTTTGAATAGTTATGGTCTCCCATACCATCAGGGTATTTCCCATCAGTTGTATTATAGGAGTATTCCGCATTACCATGGCAGTGGTCTTCCCAATATCCAACACACTCATTGAATGTGAAATAATCCAAATCTTCTGATGAGGCGAGATAGTTAGGGCCGGTCCTCACCCAGTTTCTTACAATAAAATTAGTGCCTTTAGTGAACCTTATTTCTGCCTCATCTATTTTTTGGCCATGAAAAGCGAGAATGGTTTTGTTATGAAGTTCATTAAAAACGTGACGATCTGGTGAACTAAGGGTGATATCCGGCCCCGTATAAACATACGTTTTTGGGCTGTTATCGGCATTATTGTCATCAGCTTCCATGGCTGCTTTTAATTCAGCCCATGTCTTGCATTCCACCATTTCACCACCTGCTCCACCCTGAATCCCAAGGCCGCCATTATAAGTAGCACCCCAGCCTCCCGGTTTCTCTATGATCGCAGAGGCTTCTATTGCGCCGATTGAGGGCGTCGAAGGAACCTTATTCCCTTGAATATCTCGTGAATAACCTAAATCAGTACCTGCTGCGTTTAATACGTGAATATCCGCAGATGTCGAATTATTAGAACCTGACGAAATTGTACCCGACAATCCGCTATAGTTTGTATTCTTCACCACAGCTCCGGTGCCGTCCAATTTAAGACCGCCAGCACCTGAGAAGGTGTTCATTGCGGTACAATTCTCTATCCTAGTACCATTGCCATCATAATCCCTAATTCCCCATCCTTTCGTTGAACTTGCATCCACGTATGAGAATAAAATATTAGTAGCACCTTCTGCTACTTGGAAGCCTCCTTGGCACTCTATAAGTTTAATCCTCTCAAACCTTACACCATCAGCTACATCCGTAGAGCCACCTTTTCTCCCAAAATACCCTGCTTGTTTTGCATTTTTTAGAATTATGTCTTGAAATCCAGATGTGCTATTGATATTATAATCACCGCCAAGTCCATCATTAGCATCATGATTGTAAACAACTGTAGCGTATGCGATGTTTTCAGCATATACCCACCTGTAGGTTTGTTTTGCTGCTCGAACTTGGAAACCTAAATTGGAGCTACTAACATTGTTGCCTAAACAAACTACATACATAATGTCCACATTAGGCCGGTGGGCCGCCTGTGGTGCAGGTATTTCAGTATCAATAAGTGACGGATCGTTATGTCCATAACAATTCCTAACTTTAACAGATTCTGATTCAATTTTGAAAGCTCTATTCTGACAATCGTAAAGCTCAATATCAGCGAAATAAATATTTCTATTCGCTTCATTCCCCTGAATTGGGCTTGAAGTTGGGAGGTAGATAAGACCATCCTCATATGTTGTTTTCGAACATTTGATTCGATGAAATTCAAGATTGTTCCCGGCAGGTTTTATCAGAATTTGACCCCTGTCCTCCATATTGTCATTCCCAATTTCAAAATCAAACATTCTGAAATTGTGGCAAATATCTGTTGAAACTATAGGGTCGTTGCCCCAGGGAATTGTTCCAACTGTAACGAAATGACCGGAGCTGCCTGTCATGTCAATATAAGGCTTTGACCCTTGTCCCCATGCAGCCAGATTAATATAATCTGGATTAGAACCGGGGTTGGTGAACTCATTTCGGTCATTAGTGTATGATTCACCTCTTTTGTAGAAGTAAGTCTTACCTGTGGCACCTGTGCTTACTCCGAAATTATTAAGTTTCAAGTACGGTTTCGCCCTGGTACCGTCAGAATCACCTCCTAAATACGAACTATCAAAAAATACACAGTCTGCCTCCGGTATCACCTTGATGTTACAGGTCGTATCCATATAATACCAGTCATAGACCTTAACCCTTACGGTGATACTTTTATCTATACTTAGTGTGGAATTATCTGCTATAGTGAGTTCTCCGGAGGTGCTGTTAATCGCAAAAGTTCCGTCCTCATTTCCTCCAACGATATCAAAAGTATAACTGGATTCAGTCAGATAAATCCCCCACTTTTGCTTAGCAAAATAAGGGTGAGACCAGAGGTAATTTACCGCCCCTACATTATCTCCAATAATCGCATTATCGGGAATAATGTATTTTTGATTATCGTGTGTAATTGGGTGAAGGGTAATAAGTATTGCCATGCCTGAAAATTAGGCATGAGGCGGGGGATAAGATGGGACAATTGATTAGGTGGTAGATGAGAAATACTACTCCCTCATATCAAAAGATAACTTAAGACCTATGGCCATCAAAATTACTCCAAATATAAAAGCAGATAAGGCTTGATTGTAGGTTAATTCTAAGTGTGCTTCCGGTAAGGATAATTTAAGTAGTAGAATTAGCGATATACTTAAAACTATAGCAACAATATATTTTATTAATGAGATAAAGTACTTCATTTTATTTTGGTGTTAACTAATTAGTAAAGGGTATTATCTTTCTCCAAAGCAAATTTCACAGCCTTGTTGAAAGTGTTTTTCACAAATCATGTCTGAAACGCATTCATCATTAAGGCAGTCGCAACGGCCACAGCATCTTGTAGATGGGTTAGATTTTATTTCGGAACCGGCAAAATAGAAATCTGTAATTTTAATATCTTCCGGCTTTAAAAATCCTGTTTCAATTAGTTTTTGAATAGCACCTTCTATTATATTCCACTCTTTCTGAGTCCATATTTTTTTTTGATCCCCGCGGATTACTAGCTTAAAATTATCTGCAACATCATTTTCAGGTTGTGAACCTTGAATGATTTCTGATACTTGATTTTCCATGATTGTATTGGTTATTTGTAAATGTCTTTTGATACGGTTATAGTTATTGAAAACCACTTGATGGGAGTTTCGTAACTATGGTACCTCCAAATGGACCAGCAATCTAAGGCTACCCAAATTACACCATTGTATTCAATCTCATACTTCTTAGTTTTAGTGGATATATCTATTTTGAAATCTCCGAATAGAAGCCAATACAGAATTATGAACAAAATGAATAATCTTATCATCTTAGTCTATTTTTATGATTGTGATGTAGTGAGGGAAATTGGCTAACAGTGGATGAAAAACCATTGAAACGGTTTTTATCTTGGTGTTGTTAGCCAATTCTTAAACAAGCTTAATCCTTTGTTGTTTCTCCCAGGTTCTTTTTATTTTATCAATATCAGCTAGTGTGATTCTATCTTCTTTGTCAACTATTAGTTCGACTAGGTCGATGATGTTGTCGACGTGATCTTCTGGAATTGATATGTTTACCATTTTTAATAAGGTACTCAACATGTCAGTGGTGACTTTGTCTATGGGGTGAGGGTTGTTTTGGATGATATCTGGTCTCACATGCTTACCATAAGCTACCATCAATGATATTACACCTTTTTTGGATATTGAGATAATTTCACCAGTTTCAACTTTTCTTCCTAGCCAGCCTTCAAGAAATTGATTGGTATTCATTTTAGCTTGGTCTTTGAAGGCTTCTGATATCCTATTCTGCATAGGTTGCTTCTTTTTATCTAAAAAAGATTGCAAAGCAATGTCAAGCCTATCTCCTATTCTGCAACCGTATTGGGATTTAATTCCGTTTGGATTTTTTTCAATACCAGCTTTATCTAATCGACTATGTACATAAACTTTAAATCTTTGGAGTTCATTAAGCTCTTCTGTTAATTTTTTTAGCTTTTTCTTGGATTTCATATTAGTCTATTTTTTTTGTGACTTTGGTTGCGTGTCGGATTTTTGTTAGTCTACCAATAACTATCCCGGCTTCTACATTGTCTCCTTTTTCTAGGGTGAAATATAAATCTGAAGTACTGGTGGCATTAATGATCTCACCTTCTGGTGTTCGGATGATAATGATGAATTTTTCTGAACTAGAACTAGTGGTCGTAACTACTCCCATTTGGCCGGAAGGGTTGATACTCGTGCCAACTCCAACTTCGGAACTAGAGGGTATATAATGCTTTTCAATGATGTTACCTGTCACATAGTAGGTTGTACCAAAGACAAAATCTGTAATAAGTAGGGAAATAAGTAGGATTAGGAATACCCCTAGGGTATGAGGAAGATAATCTAAGAACATAACGATTTGGGTTTAATAAGCCTCCCCTGACAATCAGGGGAGGCACTCAGTCAACTGTTTTGGGGCGCTGCCCCTTTCTCGCTATTAGGATCCTTTGCACGTGAAGAAGGAATCGAACCTTCTAGGTATTGTAGACCTGCGACATGCCATTGTGTCTTTTCACGTGTGTCCGGGGCTGATAAGGCCCCGGGATAATTAACCCTACAATAAATATGATGAAATGGAATACCCAATAGTAGTGAAAAGCGCTATTAAATACAAATAAATTAAGCTAAAAATACTTTTATAAGTTGATTATCACTTATTTCCTTCAAGACCATCCTTGACCGAACGGATGGAAGCTTCTATAAGCTGGTACCCTAAAACGCCTTGAAGGTCATTAAGCCTTCCATAATATGCACGGCTAAACCATTTTTTTGGCTTTCGGGCCTTCTTGGGAGAAAGAAGGTCTCTATTGGATTCTTGACTTTCTATCTTTCGCTCACGTCCTACGCCCATGTCTACAAATCTACCTCGTATGAGAAAATCCATTTGGGCTTCGAAGGTGGTTTGAGATTGTTTGAAAACACGGGTTTTGAAAGACTTGTCTAAATCACCGGTTTTCCCGATTTTAAGTCTGTTACGCTCTCTATTGAGTACCATCTCGGTACGATCTGCCCATCGGGTGAGTATTTGGAATATTTCGTTTTCCATGATGATTTATTTAATCCCAATCCTCGGAGTCATAATACATGGCACCCTCCATGCCAATATTAAATTCAAACCTCCATCCGTAGCAATTTGAAAACAGTGGGCCAGCTTTGAAGTAACGTACTTGTTCTAGTCTGAACATTTGAACAAACCTAGGTGCATCCTTGGTGCCTTTGAATCTGGTCTGTTTATCTATATGCATACGTGATATAACCTGAGCACCTACTTTTTTGGTATGGTCCATTACCTCCCGTTTTTGCTGCGTGTCCCCTCTATTGATACACTGCTGGAGGATTAGGAAAGCTCCAAAGTTTTCATCACGCAGTGCGCTATTGTGATAAGAAAACTTACCTTCAGGATTTTCTAAGATAAGGGAAGGTGTTTCAAAGTTGAGATCAGAACGCATGGCCGAAAGGATATCATCAATATCCATGACAGCGAAATGATTGGATGTGGGGCTATGTCCTATCTTTTGGTACCTAGTGGCTAGGTCTCTAAAGTAATCTTCGTATGCTGAATAATCTATCATGGTCATTTGGCGTTTTTGGTAGATTTGGCTTGCTGTCTGATTCTGAAACTTATGTCAGTGAGGGCAATGCTAATATTGGTATTGGCGATATCTCTAAACTGGGCCATATTGGCTGAAAGACTGGTGATCATATCCAGCCATTGAGCAGACTTTTGTTTGCCTATGGTCGGTTGGCTCTTTGTTTCGTCTTTTTTGAAGATGGCCGGGAAGGATTTAATGATAAATGACCTGCATCCATCAAACCACATTAGAATGGCAATGCGATGAGGTAAAGGTAATCTGGCTACCTGAACGGACCTTGGCAAGATGGTGGAGTCAATGAGAGGAACGCGAATGTCTTCATGTAACTCAGGGTTGAAATCTGGAAGGGCTTGCCGGTACAATACAGCGATCAATTGATTCATCCATTTTTCATCCTTGGTCTCAATGTATTTCATATAATACTGTTCGGCCTTGATGTACTCCCACAGGGTGCAATTTGCCAGTGCCTTGTTTGGTCCGTACAGTGTTTTTTTTGGGACAGAATTGAGGTATATTTTTTTGAGCTTTTGGGAGGTAAAATCGGTGAATTCGGCAAAAGATCGGGTAAGGAAGATCAAATCGCCTTTTTCTGCGGTGTTGGCTTGAAAGAAGTAAAAAAACTGGAGCCTGTATCTTTTCCACCAAGGTAAAGACCTAGTTAAAACCAAAAACATCAGTTTAGCAAGACTAACAGCATCCAACTTTTGGGAGGAAAGGTAGGCTGCCTTTACCACTTGATCAGCTGTGAGTTCGTCCCACCTAGAAGGCAGCTGATAAATTTTATTTCTAATTTGTGCCTGGTGCATGGCTATCGTTTGAGTAATTTGAAAAGAAAAAACACTATAGCTGATACAACCAAAGTACTTATAACTACTGCAGCTTTTTCTTCAAACTTCTGCCAAAAGGTTTTTTCATTAATTACCTCTTTTTGGGTACTTAATGATTTGAAATACTCGACTTGACTTTCGAGGTATTGGATCCTTTGCTGTTGGGTTTCGCAAACGGCCGTAAGATTTCCCATCTGATCGAGTATAAGTCTAAGATTTACATTTCCGGAAGTATCTGTATAAACCATGGTTCTGTTGATCACTTCAGGTTTGATGCCCTTTTGAATGAGATTTTTAAGACTATCAAGGTTTATGGGAGGTGCCTGCACTTCACTACCCGGCACCTCAATGTACTTAGGTACCTCGCGGTAAATGACTGAATCTTTGGTGATGGTATTGGTGATGATTTCAGGAGCTTTGCAACCTATAATAGATAGTGCTGAAAGTGAGATGAGAATGAAATATGGGAGTATTGGTTTCATGGTAGTGAGGATAATATCCCACCGGATATGCTCCGATGGGATGGGTAGCTAGTTGGTTATTTCCTTACTGCTGTGATAATGGGTTTGGCCACAAAGTCGTAAACAAAGACCTGACCTACTAGGGCCAAAATTACTTCAAGTACTCCAATGCCATTATGAAACATCAGGGCTATTGCAGCAAACAAGATGGTAATAATAATAGTGGCTGTCTTGCCTCCAATGGAGGGAAAGAACCTTAACAATAATTGGGTGCCCAAAAGGATAAGTGATCCTAATGTGCCGATTTCAGGAAGATTTTCCATGATTGTATGGTTTTGGTTTATGATTTAGTGAAATATAGGTCAGCTTCTGCTTTCCGTCTGGTAACAAGTCCGGGAAGTACCTTGCCTTTGGCATGTACCCACTTGTTGAATTCATTTCTAATAGATGGGTCCCATCGATTTGTATTGACTTTTTTTAGCAGGGTGGATTTTTTGAGTGCTCCAAGTCCAATATTGAACGCGAAGGAAACTAAGGCTGAAAATTGGTTGTGATTTAATTCCCTGGAAAGTAGGTACCTGATTTGCTTTTCAAAGGATTCAAGGGTATAATCAAGCATTCTTTCGGCTTTTTCCTGTGTGATTATATCCCCTATTTTCACCCATTTTCCATCTGGGTAGAATGTAGACCCATAACCAATAGTAGGAACACCTGCAGGGCAGATATAAGCATTAAGCTTTAAGCCTTCTGATTTTTTTATTAGCTCTCTGGCTGCTTCGTTGGTTTTCATTTTTTGAAGGGATTGGATTCTGAAGAATAATTAAAGCTAGCGCAATATTGCCCTTGGTGTAAGGTTCATATAATTGATCTGGTGGAATGACAAAATGATCACCTCTATGATATATTTTATTTGATTGCTTTTCGTGAACCTCACCGAGCAGGATATAGCATTCCTTGGATAAGCCGTCCAGCTTGTGAGGGTAAGGCGTGGAATTAGCCGGGTAATAAAGTATGTAGTGATTTGAATGCTTTGGTAGCTTGCAAATGGATGGGCTATTTTCACTTTCTGGCAAAATAGGAATGGGTAAAAGCTTCTTTTCGGCTTTGGAAAGCTTCTTTCTAAGGCCGTGAAGAGCTATATTGGTACACTCCATTGTGAAATTATGGAGGATATCTGCTATTGTCTCTTTATTTAAAATTAGTTCCATTATTGAATCTCTTTATAGCTGCGAGCAATTCAACAGAAAGCTCAACCACTCTGTGTGTCATTTCTAATTTTTGATTGTCCGATTTCTCCAGCTTTTCCCTGACCTTTTCAATGTCTTTTTCCATTTTCTCGCGCACATCATTTGTTTCCTTCTCCTTTTCCTTGATCCTGTCCAAGTATTTTTTACTGCTTGACTTACGTTCATTATTAAGCCAAATAATTGCAATAAACAACAACACTATAAGAAGGGCTAAGGCACCTTTCTCTAGTGGGTTTGACATTAAATCTATTTGACATAATTGCATTTGGTAGGGGTTTTTCTAATCAGAAAAAGGCTAATCCGGCATCGGGATCGTTACGTGGGATATGATCCTCCGTTGTCTCATCTGAAATATAATTGGTACTTAGTTTGTATTCTGGGAAATACTGTGCATTTGACTGGCAATATTCTAGAAGTTCACGCAATGCACCTTGTGCTTTGACTGCGTAAGTTTTGGCTATCAGCTGAACGGTCTCCTGGCTGGCCGTGGCTTTGACAGAAGAACTACTGCTTTGGATCTTGTCCAGAATAAGAGGTCCATTGTCTGAAAGTACGAGCATGGTATCTGTGAAACCTTCTCCGATCGTGCCATAAGCCAAGGCTCTCGATGCCAATCTATGAGCCTTTTTAAGTCTTGCTTTTTGGCTGGAATCTTCCTCTGACTCATAAGTCAGTATCTTTTGCCAAAAATCAGGGCCGATGGACTCTTCAACTACTTCTTCTTGGAAGTATTCTAAGGTGGGCAAAAGCTTGTGAAACAATACCCGGCTATTGCCAAGATTGACAAACCGCTGAAATTGCTTGAGTGTGCTGATTAGGGATATCTGGGAAGCCTTGAAAGTATCTGTTGCCTCCCATAATGTTTTAAGTTCGCCATCAGGTAAAATTTCCATCAGCTCCAAAGCAGATTCTATGGCAGACCATCCTGAAATGGAACAGCTTTCTTTGAGGTCGGCTACTTGCCATTGGAAAGCTGTTTTAACATTCTCAGTGGATGTGATATGAATGCCTGAGCTGTCTAAAACGACCTGCCCAAAACTGATGTATTCAAGCAGGGAAAGATGAGCGGTGGCCTCAGAAAGCAATTCAAATAACTTATGCTCCTTGGTGTCTGGCGCAAAGGCAGTATCAGTAATACGCCTATATATGCCTACTCCGAATTGCTTTTGGATAATATCACGTTCTACCATTTTAATTTTTGGTAGGATGTCACCAAATTCCAATTGCAAAGAAACTGGCAAGTGCTGTTTGAATTCATTTATATTATTGATCAGCATCTTGATTTTGGTTAGGTGTGGTATCTCTTTTTGAGGGAGATATTTCATTTAGTGTTTGCAGATAAGGCCTACCTAGATACCAGTGGGTTTCCCAATCCTCATTGTTCCATCCATTATGCCAACTGGAATATTGAAATGGGTCTAAAATGATGTCTTCATGCGGTGTAACGAGACTCATGTAAATATTGAGTGCTTCACGTTTGTCAGATCCATTTCGGCTGGACCCACCTTTTCCCGGGATAAGTCCTGCCAAGGATGGGTCAATCCCTGTGGCAGACATAATTTTGATTACCACTTCAGAACTATCTGCCAATAAAGCCCCGTCTTTCATCTTGTCATCAATGGCCGTGATCTTCCATCCACCGTATTCTTTACCCATAGAGGTTTTGAACATGGTGTAAACAGATTTACCGGCGTTTGATGCTCCTGTTAATACATCGTTGATTATTTTGAATTCCTTTTCAATAGCTTTTTTCCTCTCAGCTGCTTTCATAGTTCCCCAATTGGGATACCTCTCTGACATCCAATAATCGGGCATTTCGATGTGGTATCGAATGAGGGATAGGTTTTTTAGGATAGAAGCTTTGACTTCCGGAATCATAGCCCCAAAATCTAACCACTTACTTGTCTGTAAAGACCACCAGTGGACTAGTTGGTAATAGTTTTTTCCAGTGGGATAACTAAGGGGAAAAATGTACTTGAGGGTTTCGCCTCTTTGTTCTTTTAACTCCTCCGGAAATGTATTTAGGATGTCCAGGCATGTGACTGTTTGTAGCTTTTTATCCTTAGCAGATCCTGACCATTCTTCCCAATCTGGATGAAGATAAACGAAAGGTATATCACCATTCTTACGCTTGGCATACCGGCAATCCTCAGCTTCCATAGCAGCAATACGTGTGACTTTTTGTCTATCCTCAGATAATATGATTTGTGGAAAAACATTTAATAGATCATAAAAATCTATAGCTGCATTTAATAGATAGTGCCTGTTTCTGTATTTGAATTGATCGATTTCATAAGCCATTTTCCTTGTTTCCGAATACTTATCGAAATCAATAGGTTTTTTGGTGTATCTGTCTCTGATGGTGTACTTTAGACCACCTCCATATAGGGCACGGGCTTTCCAGTCAAGGGCATTGACCAAATCCGGGTTATTCTCTTTTATTTTCCGGGCTATTTTTGGAAAGTCATTATTTTTGCCCCATTCTGCAATCGGTAGAGATTCCATCTCTTCTTCATTAGAAGGAGGTAGCTTGCTCGGTTTTGTCTTATTGTACTCTTTTGTAGAAAACAGTACTGGTGATTTTGATTCATCAAAATAGACAATAGATGCATCTGAATTGCTTACCATATTATTCTTAGTCCGTTGAAATATGTAATTAATCGAATGTGGACTTTTGTAATGCTCCCGTCAGGTGATGAAACATTTCGGGTGGCATTTTCATAGTGCTTAGGAGATTTGGAACCTGCGAAACCATCAACTCTTCTGATATGAATAGGTAAACCTTTGACATGTTTGGTAAGTACTCCACCTTTGATTTCTTTTCTTTCACCGCCTTTATTCAATTTTTTATCAGCAGTATAAAAAACAATAGAAAATGGCACAGGTCTATTTTTATGATCTAATCGATCCATTGCCCGGAGGGCATCTCTAAGTCTTATACTAGCGTTTTTTAATTCCACGTGTGAAATATAGCGGATGCACAAACAGGTGTGTAGGACGAATTAAAAACTGATACAACCTCCTAATTTTGACCGCAAAAGGTCATGTATTAAAATATAAAAATTTGAAAATCAGCCCATTAACCGTTTTGCAAAAAAAAGGTTAATGGGCTTTTCCAAATTTTTTGACGGCATACCCTGTCCGCCTTTTGCAATTGCAAAGGGCAAAAAAATACCCGTATGTGACACGGGTAGTTAAAACCAAATTTTATTTTGATTTATAAAGTAAAGGAAAATTACATAGAAGTAGCCAATAAAAAAGAGTTGTTTCCATTCATCATTGGCCTATATTTAGCCCACACCAGACAATCTAGAGCTTCCCCCCCGTGGGTTGCATGTTCAGGAGCAATTGACTTTTTAAGCTCGCTAGATTTATCTTTTTCAAAATCGCCTTTTCTATCTTTTTTTGTAACAGTTGCTTTTAATGAGATCAATAGATCAATATTATTTCCCCTATTTATTCGGAATGGTTTTAATTGTTTATCCCCTGCTAAAACTTGTTGCCATAAGTAGAACCTAGACCGATGACCAGATGATTTTCCTATATAATTTGGAATGACATTCCAACCTTTGGAAGTTAATTCACTAATCCATTCATCTGCAAAACTTATATCAGATTTAGCATCCTCCCCTACTGCAGTATGGTCAAAATTAAAGATTACAGAATTATTGACTTTCTTCTTTAGTTTATAGTATTTATCAAAATTATAAACTAAGTCTTTTATTTTTTTTGGTTTCAATACAAATAATGAATTAATAACATCAAAGCTTGAATCCTTCTCCTGCCCTATTGTTACCCAATTAATTGCTACATTATAATCACAACCTAGTTCTAAGGGTAATTCCCAAACCAAATCTCCATCAAACCTACAATCCTTTTCAGTTCTGCCAGATAACCCATCTATGAAGTCGTTGTTCGGTGCATAGTAACCGTGTTTTTCTTCTTCGAGCAAATGATAGAATGAATTTTCAGGCTTGCTTGGTTTTTTATTTAATACCGACAATGAAAATTCAAATGGTGTAAGGGTATCTTTTAGGTTCTCTAATACCTTTATCCCTAATGCATGAATGTTGTCCATCGTGGATGCTCTACTCACATAATTAAGGCCTATTCTTAATGTATTGATATAATCCAAATACATATCAATTTCCTTTTCAATCTGTTTCTTTCTTCTTTTACTAGCTTTATGGGATTCTTCATTTAAATCAAATATCTCTTTTTGAATAGCTAAAATTAATTGAGGAATTTCCCGATCGCTATCTTTTTCAATATCATATATCCAATCACCTGGCATTCCAGGTGTTGGCTGATCTGTGGTAAGTAATAAACTTTCACAACAAGATTGGTCACCATAAAGGTGTGCTTGGCCTCTGAGGGTTAATAATACTTCTTTGAATTTTTCTCTAGGGAAGAATTTAACCTCATCTGCGTAAATATAAGCCAATGATGCTCCATTGGAAATATTGATTCTATCGATTGAAATCAACAATTGGGCTGATCCATTGTACCATTTTATAAGATGGGTATTAACGTCTGGTTGTCTATAACAATTAGGAATCTTTAAATTTTCAGGAGGTGCTTTTTTTACCCAATAATGGACATTCTCTTTATAGCCCATTCTTTCCCAACCCACCTTTAAGGCTGGGATTATCATATTTAATAATTTATCATAGGTAATAGAAACTATCCCTCCTAGTGAACCAGGCATATCCATAGCATTCCTCGCTATAAACTCAGCACCGGGGCCTTCCGTTTTGCCTGTACCCCTACCCCATATGCATGTGGAAAGTTGCGCTCTAACTAATGACATCTCTAATTGTGGTAAGTTATAGTGTATTTTTTTAATCTTCTCCATCTCCATCAGTAGGTTCCAAAACTATAGCATCTTCAATTTCGTCAAGTCTCTTTTTTTCTTCCACCAATTTTTTAACTCTTGTTTTCCAATTGGCAGGAAGCTTCGTATTCAACTCTTCAGGGAAAAATCCTACTTCAAAGGTGGGTACCTGTATTTGCTTATAAATATCTGCTTCGCTGGTCCCCATAAACTCCTTTATGGCATTTTTATATTCCTTCATAAGACCAGTGAAGGTCTTACCATCACCACTTTCTTTTGCCAAATTGATCCCTGTGATAAGAAATTGCATGTAAGTGTCAATATGAAATTGTTTGTTGAAATTGGTTAGGTCTCCAAATGCTTCCTGTGTTTCATTATAGATTCTCTTTGCTGTAGAATAGGAAATACCCCACAGACCTTCCATCATTGAAATAACCTTTTTGGCACCTCCATACTTTTGGATGAGGTTGGAGCATTCCTTCATTCTATTAATTTTTTCTTCTAATGCTGGGCTCAGTTCTGCATTGGGTAGTTTACCTTGATGATAGAGAACTATCTTTTCAACATCTGTTCTTAGGCCTAGTTGATCTTTCTTTTTTTCCGGCCATCTGTTTTGAAGCACATTATTGTTTTCGGTATTTTTAGCCATCAGTATTCTTTCCTTTTGAGTGAGTCAATTAGTTTAGTAGCATAAGATTGAGCTGCTGAACTCCCATTTCTTGCCAAGTCCATAATGCTTTTTCTGATTTCTGCCTCAGCTTTGAGATGCCCTACCTTTATGCCTTTCTTTATTTCCGGGGTTAATTCACTTAACTCTAGAATTTCTTTTATCTCATCACTGGTAAATAGTAATTTTGCAAATTCTTTAGCTTCTTCTACTTTATTGATCTCACTCATAATCCACCTTCTTTTCTGTAAATTTCTTTTTCTATCCAGTCAATATTAAATTGAGCGGTTTTTTCATCGGTAAAAATTACGCCCGCTTCTAATCTCGGATTTTTGGATAGGTTTGCAGACCCTATCACAGTTACTTGCCATTCTGAATTCTTCAATACTAAAACCTTGGCATGACATTTCGTTAATCGAATATTGGTAATGATATTACCTGCAAGTTGAAATGCTTCAGGTTTGTTTTTAGCTATCCTGTAATCCAGGATAGCATTAAGTTCAGTGATTAGGCCCTTCTTTATCATCTCCACCATACAGCGCAAAGGTTCCTCGCTAATTGTCCAAGTGGTAAACCATAGTTTACAAGGCCCGGTCTGAATCATTATGTATTCCATCAATTGATGTAGTGACCAGCTGCCACCTGTGGCAAATGGAAGCACGATGTTTTTTTCCAAATCACCTATCCCTGTTTTTAATGATTTTAAGCTGGAAAGAAGCATTGGAGAAGGTTGTGAAATAAATCGTATTGATGATCCTTGGGGGCTATTTTCCTCCTGAGTTGAATTGGTTAAATCATTTATTGAAAATAAACTCATGACAAATTCCTTTCTAATTCTAGTTTCTCAGCTTCCCACTCAGGTATTTTTTCTGCTTTGAGTTTACCTTTCCTGGCTTTGCTAATGTATGTTCTCAGGGTATTTATCCTTTTTGTCTTTTGTGATTCACTTAGGTTTTCAATACCTGCCGAATTAAAATTCGGGGCATGGCCATGTTCTTTGATAAAGTCTGATTTATCCCACAATTCTTGAACTTGGTCCATCAGGCTTAGAATTTTAAAAACCATCTGTTCTTTCCTTTCAGGATCCTGCTCATGTTCTAGTTCTATGAATAGAAAATTAGCTTCTTTAAATAGAGGAGACCATTCTTCCCTCAATGGTGAAGATGGGTCAATTTTACTATGTAATTGAGTGGTTGCTTCGTTAGTTTTTTCTAACTCTTTTAACTTAGGATCATCTTGAATCTCTGTCTCATTTTCTATTTCCAATAAATATTCATGTAATGCTTTCTTTAGTTTCAATCTATTAAAATTATCCTCACCGGAGGATAGCATTTCTTTTATGAATTGTTTGCCTTTAACATTACTTTTAAACCAATCCAAAGCTTCATTGTAATTGAAATCATCTAATATTTCTTTCAAAGATTGAATAGGTCCTGTAGGAAAGTATTTTCTGAAAAATTGATCTACTAGCTTATCCACGTTATAAGTATTGCTACTAAGTACCAAGTCAGGTTTGATCCACTTGGTCTTTTCCGAGTACCTTTTTATAAGTTCCTCCGGACTGAGCCCTTTCCCATATTGTGGTACTACATGAAAATGACCTTGTTTTTCTCTGTTATAATGTCTTTCAAGACATACATCTTCAGGGCAGTTGATTTCTATTAAAAATATTTTGTGTTGATCAGCTGTTAATCTATAGTGGATATCTTTAAAAAACCTAGTAGCACCGGTAGTTTCATAGATTATTTTATTATGCTTAGTTATTTCATTTTGAGTAGCAATAGCTACTTCCTTTTCAAATTCCAAAGGATTATGAGATTCGGTCAATACATCTTCAAATTTTCTTTTTCGAAAATCATCCAAACATATGTAGGTGTAATTACTTGTCTTCTTTAATAACGCTTTGCAGAAAGAGCTCTTTCCACTCCCCATATTACCGGTTACAATTATTATTTCTTTCATAGTACTAATATGAAAGGTTATTGCAATTGCAATCAGGACAGATTGCAATTGCAACTGATCTAGAGGTTGAGTTTATCTAGATCAAATACCTTTGAATAGGCAACATCCTTATATTTACCAAGTAATTTCATATAAGATTCTGTGTATTTTTCAATCTTATCTACTGATTCAAATACATCCATAAGTCTAGTAACTCTTTCTTCGTTTTCATTGATGTATGCCCAAAACTTGATAATTGTTCGGGTAAATTCATTCACTCTTAAGAAAGGAATCACAGATCCTACCAGCTGCCTTCGAAATATCTGCATTCTCCATAGTCCATCCAGAAGAAAATACATTCTATCTCTTTCATCCGTTGTTTTCATTATTATTACAAAACAGTTTGGGCAAGGTTTTCTCAAGGGTTTTCCTGTATTATAGCCTCTTGATAATGCAAAAAGGTGTGGCTGTCCCGATAAATCCATTTTTTCATTGTAGGTTTTAATACTAAATCTTACCATGACTTCACTGCCGACTTTTTTCTCCTGGCTCTGGAGGTTTAAATGTGAAGCCATCACACCCCCGGATTTAGGCATAAATGGCAAGGTGGAGTTTACCAAAAACCTCTAAGTTGATATCTATTATTTTGGTGAATCTACCTTGGTTCTCTACCTGATGTATTTCCAACCTGTATGCATACATCCGGGTAAATTTCGAACACATTTATCCAGCCATTTTATTTTTTAGGAACACAAAAAAAGACCCCTAAGGGCCTTTCGTTTGATTTTTGTGCTTATTTTTTACTTTTTGGTTTTGTCTTAGATTTTTTGCTGATATAGGCTGTATGGGATCTACCATAGTTGTCTTTTGACTTAAGAGCAGCTACTTCAAAAATCAAATATTCTTTCTCTTGGTACTTAACCAAATCAGATTTTAAAATTTCTTCTATGGTTTCCTTACTTATGGTTACCCTTACGATATCCATGTTATTTACTTTTGATCCTTTTCCGATAAATTTTTTTTGAAATTGTGTCATGATTGAAATTTGTTAAGGTTTTTAATTTGATTATGCCTGAGATTAGTGAATGGATATTTTCATTTTAAGACAAGGACCATGTATAAAAACCGGGAAGGATTCCTCTGGAAAACCCTGTTTTTATACATGGACTAAAAGGTTCCTTGTCTAATGAAAATCCCTTCACATCTTTGCATAGATCATAATTATACTACCGGACAAATAATCATGTACAATTAAAATACGGAAAAATAAAAGATATAATTAATTGGTTAGGTGATAACATTCTGTTTTGATGGAAAAACAAAATCTGATGGATAAAAAAAGTTATGATGTCGATTTTGGATCAATTGAGGGCAAAAAATATAAAACCAAAAATAAAAACTTAAAATCAAGGGTAAATACGATGGTAATTTTATGGTAATTAAAAAAAGGGGTTGCCCCCTTCATAAATAGCCATCATCGGCAAAGCTTAAATATTCATTCTTGGTTAAAATTATATGATCAAGTAACGGTATATCCATAGTATTAGCTGCATTCTTTAGTTTTTTGGTTAAATTTCTATCTGCTACAGATGGTTTCAAATTCCCCGACGGATGATTATGTGCCACTATTATTCCTGAAGCATGTGCCAAAATCGCATATTGGATGATTATTTTAATATCTACAATTACAGATGAGCTACCACCGGTAGATACTATTTTATAGGATGTAATTGCATTAGCTCTGTTTAGAGTCATGACGCAGAAACTTTCACAATATTCTAAAGTATCTATATCCCATATTTGGCGGAGAAATGTTTCTACATCATCTGAACAAGTAACCGTGGAAAAGGGTATTTCTGTAGGCCTGTAAGATATACGAGCTTCTCCTATTGTCCGAAATATTTCTTTTTGGGTTGTTGTTTCCATAATTGACTGCCGACTTTTTGCTCCTGGCTCTGGAGGTATATTAATTTGATTTTGGCCAAACCAATGTCAGATGAATTGAATAAGGGCAATTGGAAACGGAATAAATAAGCGGGGGATTAGCGCGTTGTTTTATGCCGTAGTCTCTTGCCCCGTTTCAATTCAGGCTGACTACCTTTGCAAATATCTAATTACTATATAGGTTGATATTGGCTTAGGGATAGTAGCAAAGTACCGTGTACTGCGGATAGCCCGACCCTCTTTTTAGAGGGTAAGCCCCTTAAAATTTTCCTAATTATAACATTTATAACATTACAAATCAACTAATTTGTATATCAAATACTTAAAAATGCATTACAAAAAAAGAACTACCCCATATAAAAGGCAGTTCTTCTATCATCTATATTAAATAAATTGGCAAGAATTCTTTTAAATCATTTATCTACGACCCTACTCGAACCAGGATCATAATGTAAACTTACATATCCAAGATTTTTCGACACATCCTTCTTTGTTTTGGCTAATTCTGGGGAAAGTAACTTAGTTTTATTAATTCCTTCTACACTACAATATAACCTCGGTGGATCGAATAAATAAGCCTCAATTAAACCCCAAGTAAAATTCCTCTCAGAATATTCTAGTGACTGTATTTCATCAAGGTGGATAAATTCTTGTACCGCCGGTTCTATTTGCATTACCAGGTAATGCCCATCTGGAAGGTCATCTGATAATACCTGATTTTTCGGTACTTCTTCTGGATAGTCGGGGATTACTGTGGTAACGAAGCCCGTCAATAATACCGCTAAGGACAACATAAAGATTAATGTTTTCATAAGCTTAATTTTTGGTTACATTTTATTATGGTTTTTATACTGACTTAAACATAATACATCACATGATATACCATTGGGACAATAAAAAAGCCCCGATCTCACTTTACTGAATCGAGGCTTTAGTCAATTAACAATAAACCCAAAATTTCAACACTTAAATATTTTTCTTCTTTTTGGTTTCTGGCTTAGATTTTCTCAGGTAGCTAGTGCCTACCTTCACAAGTTTTTCAGCTGTATTCTCATCAATCATAGACAAATCCAAAACACCAATTTTAGTACCTATGGGGCCGGGCTTTACCCCTATTACCTCATACTTTCCATTTAGTATTTTAGTCAACTTTGCCATTAAACTGCTTCTGTCAAGGGTATCTCATCGATGTACAAAGGTGGATAAAAGATTGACCTTATTACAAAGGTGGTATTTTTATCCCCGGTCACTTCTGCACTTACAGACACTCCACCGCTTTCTACTTCTGCAGGTAGGCCCTTATATCCAAGCACACAATATTGAGTAGCACCTAAGTTTTTGAAGGCTACGATTAGCCTCCTGTTTCTGTTTGCTCTCAGAAATCCTACCAAGTCCTTATCAGCACCAGATTTGGTGATTGTCAGCATATTCACAAATGACTTAGCACCTCTGGATCCTTCCAGTGTGCTTTCAAATGAATTCCTCTCCAATGTGGCCGAAAACTTGTAAAACTTTTTACCTGTTTTCATAGTAAAGGTGGCATCAGCCAAGTCTACATAATCGGAATTCTTTGTTCCGCCCGATAAATCCGGAAGTGCCGGATAGGTTTCCACATCTTCTGCGTCAGCGATGAATACATCCGTTTCAAGTGCAGCTGACTCTTCCAAATGTAATGCTCCACTATAATCAAATAAATCCATGCTACTTAATTTTAACGATGAGACCGGAACCTTTTTCTAATAGTTCCTTTACCAATTTTTCGTTGGAAGCAATATCTTCAGCAGTAAAAGCTTTCTCTTTTTTTCGAAAACCTCCTACTACTTTGTACATATCCTTACCTATTTTGATAGTATTGGTCTTTCCCCCTTTTGATGCCTGCACCTGAGTTTTAAGATCTTTTACTATCTCCTGAGCATCTTTCAGCTCTGCTTTCAATTCTTTGTTTTCCTGAACTAATGCAGCGTTATCAGCCTCCAGTCCAGCCAATTTTTCATTGGCCGGATCTGGGGCTTTTGCTGCTTCTTTATTTTTTTCTGACATGGTTCCTTAAGATTGGTCGTTTACATACAAATTAGCAATGTCCCTGAATTGAGCACCTATCATCCATTTCACAATGGCCCTAAACCCATGTAGTGTTTCCACCAATTTACCAACTTTATTGGCATCAGATATCTGGTTCATACCTACTATCAAGTTCCCTGGGTGAGTGATGATCACACGTCTAGATCCTCTCATCCAAGTCCTTGGCTTGATGATAAGCCTTCCGGAGGTACCCTTCATTGCAAATGGCCTTCCTTCCTCGATGTCTACACCTGATATCCCTTTTCCAGAGCCAAATAGCGTATTACTTCGGATAGATATATCCTCATGCACACCAAAGGAAACGTTTGCCTCCATTCCTTTGTCTTTTTGCTCTTCAGGTATGGTACTCCACATTTCTTTCACATACTCATAGGCATCCGTATCATCAAATGTTCCTGTGTTTACGGTTAGCAAACCTTCACTTGCCAGAGCTTTTTTGATCAATGCATCAGGTCCATCGCAGATGACTTGATTATCCGCATCTTTCCATTTAGCAGCTGCTGATTTTGGAGACTCCCCGGCAGATGTATCGGTCACACATTTGTAAATCACTTCTTCAAAGTATACCAAGTCACCTACTGAATAGGTATCTCCTGAGGCCCACTCATCAGGTTCTCCGTGAAATTCGCTGTAATAGAAATTGTTATTGATTTCTGCAGCAATCTTGGCAAATTCTTGTGCCCATACCCATTGAGCAAAAGGAACCTGCTTGGCATTGATGTCAAGCATTTCAGACATAAATGTTTCCCTAAGTTCTTCAGGTACCATTTTAATGATTTTCATGGCTCGCTGGGGAGTTAGTACCCTCTTAGTCCATTTCCTACCACCTTTGGCTTTCTCAATGTCCAGATTCAATGGCCTTGCACCATCATCTACTGTCATTTTGTTTAGGGCCAATGGCTCTCGTACATTACGTCTCACGCTGAGATCGGTAACTAAATCCAGACCATTCAGCATTTCATTGATCAGCTGTCGGTCTTGTTTTTCGATATACCCTTTGATTGCGGTAATATCGGTTGCTGGTTTTACTCCCATGGTATTGTTAGTGGTTTAGTTTTTAAGTTTAGTTTTCAGAAGAAAATCCGGCTTCTGCTCTCATTGCCTTGATCTCGGCATCTGTTTCAGAGTAGTTATAGGGTTCTTTATCCTCATCGTCGATAGGATCTGGATCTTTCCCCTGCGACCCGGTTATTTTCACCCCGGATTTTCGGTAGGCTTCAATATCCTTTTTCAAACCTGCATTTTCTGTAGTCAGGTTATCCTTGTCAGTGGAGAGGTTGGTTTTTTCAGTTTTGAGATTAGACACCTCTGTTTCCAGGTTAGTTTTTTCTGTCTTTAGATCAGTGAGTTCCTGATTTAATGGAGCTACTGCATCATCTACCCTTGCTTGTACTTCAGTGGATGTGAATTTTTCATTCTCACCGGTAAAGTTTTTGATCTCGGCTTTTATTGCTGCGATATCTTCCGGACTGATGGTTTCTTTTTCCAGAAGAGCTAGTGAATTCTTAAAATCCATATTTGAATTGTTTTGGTTGCGATTGGTTTGTTTTTTATCAGGTGTATTGATTTTTGGCTTCAGGTTTAATGTTTCCTTTACATGCGCTACCACACGCTGCATAAATCCACGTTCTTCTGCAGCTTCTTTTTCTTTACTGTCAGTATCAGAGTAATGCGCCATGATCTCTGTCATGCTCATGTTCTGAATGTTTTTAGGCGGTGGATTAACAGATTCATAGTCATCAATTTGATTGACAAATCCTTCGTCAAGGGCTTCCTGTGCAGTGAGCCAGTGATCTTTGTAGTTGATGTACTTGCTTTTGATGTCTTCCAAGTCCTGCCCAGATTTCGCTGATAGATGTTCGGCTATGATGCCATTGTATTTATCCATCATATTTGCTACTTCCCTGAAATCCTCAGAATTACCAATGGCAATGCCATTGGTGGTGTGAATCATGAGTAGTGCATTTTTAGCAGTGTGCACGGTCTTTCCAGCTAGAAGAAGTATACCTCCCATGCTTGCAGCCAATCCGTCATTATAGGTGTGAGTATCCTTTTCACTGTTGGCAATTACATTAAACATCGGGAAGCCGTGATAAACAGATCCTCCCGGGCTGTTTATATGGATATTGATGCGGTCATACTGCTTTTCCAGATTTTTGAAATCCTTTACAAACTGGCTAGCGGTATTTACCATCCTCCATGTATCAGATTCGAACTTGGGTATGGAATCATAGATCAAGATATCCACACTCTTGGTGTCTTCTTTCTTATTGGTAATCTCGTAATGGAGGTTTTTTCGCTGCATGTCCTTGATTCTTTACACAAGGATATACATAGTCGAGTACTCGTTTTAGGACATATTTGATATTATAGCGGTATTGAGTGGGTAAAAACTATCTCTGTATCATTATTGTCTGTAATGGAGGCCCCACTTTTTTTATTATAGGTCATTTTACATGGGTTCACCTTACTCCCTAGGTAATAGCGTTCACCGTTTAAAGTTTCTATATACAAGAGTAATTCTTTATTAAAAAAATCAAGATGAAACCTATCATCTCTTTCTATATTCACTTTGATACGATAACTAAGAAGATGGCCTTGATCAGTATCTTCATGAGACTCCATTATTTCACCTTTCTCCGGTAAGAACATACAGGGTACAAAATAAGAACTCAATGATACACTGTCAGGAATATTTCTGACTTTGACTATATTTTCATCATTCGCAGCATCTGCCACCATCAGGCAGGTAATAAGGGATTGCTTTTCCATTTTACCAAAGTGGGATTAAATCAAGTTCTTTTTCTCGTTTTTTGTGCCTTTGCCACTTTTTCCAAGCTGTTTCCCACTCAAATTCCTCCAAAGCCAAATCATACTTATCCATAAATTTTCTAATTGCTTCGGAAGCATCCAGGTCATGAGATACTGCAGCTTCTACATACATAAGGTATTTTTGTGAAAAAGTATTTTCTATCATCCTAGCAATCACATACAATTTACCTCTACTTGCATATGGACAAATAATGGTTATCATCACTTGATTTTTTTTCAGCTCGGTGAAGTAGGTGTCCATATTCTTTCTCGTTCTCCAATTTTTGTGGTGAACGTTTATTTCCCCCAGCTTTAGATAATGAGTGTAACCAAAATCCCTCTTGAGCATTTTAAAGGCCGGTATAGATATGGGTATTTCGTAGGCTTTCATTGGGATTTCAATTCAAATTATAGCGATTTTCACTTTTAGGACATAATTGAGGTATATAAATATTTTACAATTTGTATTGCTTGATAAACTGCTCCCGAACTTTTTTATCTATAGCAAAGTAATCTTTCAAAGAATCAATGTATCCCTGCTCTGTATAGGGAAGAGCTGTTTCTTTCAATATTTTCTCTGCATTTTCCTTCTTATTAATTATATCTCTTCCCCTAGCATGAATAAATGAACCATCATCATTCATATGGACCTGAACCCAAAATAAGTGAACTACTCCATCTCTTGTGTCTGGGTCCATTTTATAAGTCTTCCTCTGCTTTAAATCCTTCCAATAGCTGATCATGGGTTATTGTATTTTTTTAATAGTGAAAAATGAAAGATCAAAAAGCTAATTTTGACACAATATAAGCGTTTTTCGCTAAAGTTAAAAATTCGCGTTACATTGTAACATTTGATTTAAAAAGTATTTAAAATACTGATTTTGAGTTACTTACACTATTCCAAAGGCGTTACAAGGCCATGATTTTCCCGTTACTTCTGTAACATTTTTTGAGGTGGAAAAAGTTAATTATCTTTTTATATCGTTGTACGGTGTAACATCCGTTACATTCCAAACCACTAAAAAAACCTAAACACCGTACTTATTTCTATATTATATATAATTATTTAAATAATGTTACAAATGTTACAATGTAACGCCTTTTTTTTGCCACGAAAATTAGAGGTAAAATAAAGTTTTAATCTAAGTTTTTAGTTATGGTATTATTTGAAGTCTAAACCGCATAAACAAAAAAACCGAAGAGAAATACTTCCCCCGGTTCTTAGACTGGTGTTGAGATTAATAGATATTTCCTATTGGTTTAAGGAAATTATTTTTTAAGGTGTGTAAAAAGGTATTGCTTATATAAATGAGTTGGCAATCATTTAAAAGCCCATCCATAACCAGTTAATACACCGCTTTCAAAGTCAATTCTTCCTTTTTCGTCAAGGTACTTGTAAGCAACATCTTTTTGGGCTTTATTCAGCAATTCATCCGAAGACAAACGATTGCCAACAATAGATAAACCCAATAGATGCTCATCAGCTTGTTCGGGTGTTAGTGTTCCGTTGGCTACCTTCTGTAGTATTTCGATTCTTTTGTTTTTCATACCGCTACTGTGTTTATCAGTTTCCGTTAGAGAGCATTTAGGAAGCCCCACTCTTAATCAAAAAATATTCCTCAATCAAATCAAAATCTTCATCTTCCATTTCCATAATACTTAACCATTTTAACCCCTTTGATGGATTCTTAGGATCAACTGGAATACCATATTGATTTCCTCTTGTCATGTTGTTTTCACCCATCATTTGATGGGTTACTTTAATTTTTGTATCTGTTAGTAACATAATAAAAACGCTATCTAACACCAGCTATAGAGGATAGCTTCAAGAGACTTGTTATAGCTTGGGAGGATCGTTCCAGCCACCCTCCATAGCTGTCGGACGTTAGTCAGAATTTAAATAACGCCATATTTCTGAACAATAGCCTATTTGGTATTTACAATCATCCAGTGCATTATGAGCATTTCCGGATTGCTTGAAATTGGCTTTTATATTCGGAGCAAAACTTACCAATGTTCTAATACACCGTTCCTTCTTGTAATCCCAAGGTATATCCATTCCTGCCTTATTGAAGGCATTTTGTAATATACCACAATCAAACCGTGCTGAATTACCCCAAATTTGATAATTTTTATTACAGAATTCCGCAACGTCCGAAAGAGCATTTTGAATAGGTATTGAAACTCGGTCTGTAAATTCCTTCCTGGCATGATCATTTTGTTTCATCCACCATTTTAATGTAGAAGCATCAATGATCAGTCCTAAATCGATGCAACTTTGAAGGTCTACATTCACATAAAATTCACGTCCTGTAATACCTGTTTCGATATCAAATTCCACCAGACCAATACTTATTATCGCTGCAAATGAGGCATTCCCCATTGTTTCTAAATCCAGCATTAAATGCTTAAAACAATCTTTCATTATTTTAAAGGGGGTTATCCGTGAGCAGCTGCCACACTTTGAAGTCTATAAACTTTGCAAGGGTAGGTTTCCGCTTTTTCGGCGGCGGAAAAATCAGCCCCACATTCAAATACATTCCCGTTCTTATCCACCCATACCCAGGATTCACCCCCTCTGGTTTTTTCCGGTAGGATCTGAGGTACCCGGTTTATCCACTGGTTTTTATTGGCCAGTTCAAAAAGCAATTCACCTTTTACTGTGATGTCTCTTACACATTCTTCCGGTAAAGGATCCTTACTATAATTTTTAGTGAGGGGAATATGTTTAATCTCATGGTCACCGGTCGTAACAATTTCCAATATGATGCCTTGATAAACGAAAATCAACTCAGGCATTTTAATAAATTTTGGAAGACAGCCCCTTTCTTCTATCATAAGACTATTCCCGTATTTTTCGAATTCTTCAATAATTGCCAAATTAGTAAGCTCATCGATTACTATTACAGATGTATCTTTTGCAACATGTTGTCCAGTCCAAAATGGGTCTTGAATCATTTCCTCAGAAACCCATGAAGCATTCATTTCTTTTACCAATTCTTTGGCCTTAGTCGTTTTTCCTGATCCCTGGGGACCTGTGATTATTGTTATCATAATATTTATTGGTTTATTGGTGAATGATTTAATTGATGTTGGGAATATCTGCAGGTCTACCTGAGTGCAAACCTTTGTTTTTTGCGGTCTCGAATTCCATGAAATTATCATACACGACTATATAATCCACTTTTACTTTTACGGAACTTGTACTATCCAACCACGATGTAATATCATAGTGAACATATAGTGTGGAACCGCCTCTAAGTGTGGCAAAATGCCTTGCCTTTTCACAGAAGTCATTCACTTCTTTATTTTCAAGCAGAACCTTTTTTGTGTGATTGGCTACTTCATGTATTTTCAAAATCCTTTGGTGAAGCTTACCCAATACATCTGGATCCTGTTTTATTTGTTCTCTTGTGAATTTGTACATGGGTTCTGGTTTTATCTGTGATGGAGTGATGTGGTGATTTAGTGATTTGGTGATGGAGTGCACTTTATTCGCCAGTATTAGTTAATAACTTTAGCCAGTCGTTAGCCATCATTTACCCGACCTTTGAGTAAAGCGACTACATTATCGTACAATTTCCATTTTGGGTTTATATTACCAGTGTACATTGGTATCTGTTCACGTATTTTTAAAGCCGTAAACTCGGACATTTTAGCAATTTCGATGTAAGTCAAGCCTAAATCCATATCGCTTATTTCGGTTTCTAATTGGTCAGCTATTACAACTGCCTTTTTAAATTCTGCATCCATAATAAAAACGTTTGGGTATTTTCTTTTATATTGACATGATTTTTTAATTAATAATCAAACCCTAAATTCAGGTTCCAAATATTTAATCCCCAGTTTATCAAAGAGGTCTTTTTCTTCTAGGAAGTCGAGTTTCTTATCATCGATATAAAGGTGACCTCCTTCACTTTTGTATCCTAGGCTAGTCCATTTTCGGGCTAGGGTTTTATGGGAGTATTCTGCACTTCCTGTACGGATGGCAAAGATCATCCCCCAGTTTTCTTTGGTGGCGAAAAACAGGTCCAGCTTGATACCCTCGGGCAATGTCCTTTGGGTATACTTGCAGGGTAGAGATCCTTTTACTTTCGCCCATTGGTTTACTACTGTGGCTATACCGCTTTCAAACAGACCCACATCATAGGGCTTTGGTATGGCCACTATCTCTATGTCCTTTACCTCAGCCTTTTTCCTCCGTATACTCCCGGCTATTTCTATGCGCTCGCAATGTGGAGCAAGTATGGCTTTTACTTTTTCTGCGATCAATAATGCTTCTCTGTTTTTCATTTGGGTTTGGGCTTTGATGATGTATTGATTTGGTGATCGAGTGATCTATTTTTTTAAATGGATTTCCTTTCCGTTAATTTTATCGATGCTCAATGGAGAATAATCATCTATCCCACTTTTGGATACCATCCAGCATACATCCCAATGGGAGAAAGTGAAAGTCCTTAATGTACCTGGGCATTTTCTGCACCTGACCCTATCACCATTTTTTACGATTGACTTTGCTTTTCTGATTATTTTTATCTGGGCTTCATTCATCTGGATCTTCTTTGAATTTCCTATACAGTTCAGAAGTAGTGTAATTTTTACCATCATCAAGTACCTATTCATCACCCCACTTTTCAGCATTTTGGTTTAGATAATTGCCAAATTGTATTGCATCCGTCAATGGTAGTTTTTCGCCAGTACATTCTTCATTCTTGATTTCGTAGAAGCTGTCATGACCACAATTAGGGCATACATACGTATGTAAAAAAGGTATTCCATCATTTGGTTTTACCCTCTTTTCTGAATGAAATCCAGTCCATCCACATTTACAACATTCATATTTATTTTTCATATTATATTTCAGTTAATATTTTTCAATTAATATTCTATTTCTAAATTTTCTACTCCAAAATCCTCTATATATCCAAGTACAGCTGCTTCATCTTTGGTAAGATTGTTTCCCGATTCTGCTTTAATCTGGATGCGGTTGTATATCCAGATTAGATAGCTGTCTGGCACATTGGCCATCGACTTTCCTTTATGCATGCCAAATGGCATAGGATCCTGATCTGTCATGGTTAGTTTTGATTAAATTTTTTCTGGGAAGAATTAGCTATTTGGTTGGTTGTTTCTTGAACATCTTTCTCCCAAGAGAATGCAATTTTGTTTGGTTTCATTGAAGGTATTAAGTGAAGGATACAGTAATCTTGAAGAATGTTACATGGGTCTAATTTCTTGGCTGTAGAAGGGTGCATTATAACCATCACTGGAGGCCCTTTTTCTTTTAGTAGTTGGTGAAATTTGTGGCCTTCCGGATAATGTAAGGAGCTAAAGCATTCAAAGAATTTAGTTCTGATGTAATTCTGCTCTGCCTTCATTTCTTCAAATCGGGCCTTTAGGTCTTCAAGTGTTGGTCTATCCATTGGTTGAGGGGTTGAGTGGTTTAGCATTCTTTTGGCTGTACATTCTTTTGATATTCTGGCCAAAGGACCTTACCACTTTTTTGGTAAAATACTTCGGGTTTTCTTCCAGGATCCTACGTTTTTCTTTTTGGGATATAGGCACGTTTTTTTGCACATGCAGGTAGATTTTCCTCACCTCTTCCGGGGCTTCGCTGTATTGTTTTACATTCAGGGTCTTGAGCTGGTATTTGATACTTTTTTTCATAATGATTTTGGGTTAGGCTACTGCCTGTTTGGTTAATAATTTATTAATGGCCATTAGTCTAGCTTCTGCTTTTTTCATGGCCAGATTGACTTCCACAGAATTACCGATAAATCGCTTTTGGTCTGTTTGGGTCCCTATGAGCTGATATTGGTCTCCAAATCCTTGTATCCTTAGCAGCTCAGCCACTTTGAGCATGCGCATCTTGATATCCATGATTCCATACATGGCCATGAAGAGCTTTATTTTCTGCATCGTTTCGCAATCTTCGTCATAGATACAGATCACTCCTTCACCTTCTGTGGCATCTACCAGATATGGTGGCATCTTATCCATTCTGGCGATAAGGGTGAAGCATGGACGGTTGAGGTCGTTTCCTTTGCTCTGGTATTGTGGATTGAGGATATAGAAGTGTTTCCTGCTTGCAAGTAATGTGGGAGCAGGTTTTTCAATATTGGCTCCGGTATTTTGATAATTATGGTTCATTAGCCATTTGGCTTGAATGACGTTGCTTTTGGGTACTGTCATTATACTTGGTGCGGGATTATCCAGTGAGCCATTTTGACCGCCATTGGTAAAGTTGTTCATAAAGAATGCTGTCATTTTACAATGTTTGTCATTGGTGAGGATGCTACCTGCAGGTACTTCTACAGATTGATGGTTCAGTTCTGACCTGAATTGCTTATCTATCCATATCACTTGAATTTTGGCTATTCTGTCTTTGGTGGTAAGGGTGCTGCTTGGTCCATCTACGTTTACCAGATTCTCCCCTGTTCCATGGTATTTCATAAGGAAAGTGGGAGTTACTATGCTTTGATTTGCTGAAGTAGTGATTGTTCTTGCCGGTTCATTCAGTGGGTGCACCTTTTGATGAGGTTTTCCGGAGAAATGTTTTGCTATAAATTTGGTATTTACTAATGCCAACCTATTTTGCGTGGTTACTGTAGGGCATACTCCATCCAAATCCACAGGGTTTGAAATACCGGATTTCGGATTATTTGATAGGTACTTCATTATAAATTCTGGCTCCTTACCTTCCCCTACATATTTAACCAATCCTGCATAGATCCTTTTAAGGGTGTTTTCTGATAGGTCTTTTTTTCGATTGAAAATACTTTTTCCCTCATCTTCCAGATCCAATGCCGGTTTTACTGCTTTCCATTTTTTTAGGCCTCCAAATAACCCTTCTTTCTCTGGGTTTTGGGCATGTGTAGGCTTGGGCCATGTAAAAGGTACGTGGGGTTTTATGAATTGACCAAAATACCTCCTTCTGGCGGTGATGGCTCCAAAATCTGCACTGTTTAGAATTCTGTTATCGTATTCATAGCCGTATTGCTCACAGATGTTCTTTTTCCAGTTTTGATAATATTTCCCGTTCTTTTTTGAATAAGGTACCATATGATATCCTCCGGTGTTTTTCACCTTTAAGTCAGACCTGTTTTTGTGTGATTTTTCACAGGCTATTCGCAATGGCCCCCAACTCATAAATTCCACCACATTTTCGATATCAATATAATCCGGGTTTAACGCCTCTATGTACCGGTAAAGGTGTTCGGCTAGGGTACGGCTATCTGCATCCCGGTGATTACCTCCCTTGGCTTTGCTAAAGTGGGTACATTCCAAAGATGCCCATAGGCAGATAATAGCTTCCTGATTCCACTGTCTGATTATTTTCACCAGTTCACACAACTCTGTGAGATCAAAAGTCTTGATATCTTCAGTAGCATGAATCGTATTCGGTAAATTAGCAGCATGGGAAGCTATAGCCAGTGGATCATGATTGATACAATAGATCACAGTTCCACCACCTTTGGTAACTCCCCAGCTGACTCCTCCTGCCCCGCAGAATAGATCCACGTAAAAAACCTTAGCCTGCATATCCAGTTGCATACAATCTCCAGATTTGGAAGTGAATTTTAGCTTGCCATCTTGGCTTATTTGGTAATTGGATTTTGCTATGTTTTTCATGAATTTATAAATGTTTGATTCAGGCAAAAAATATCGAAGCAGGCCGATTGAGGTCAAGGTGGAACGGAATAAAGCCTCTTTTAAAATAGGTTCTTATTTATGCCGTAGTACCTTGGTATTTGTTAGAATTAATTGGGTAGTACCTTATCGGCCTGCTGAGTAACTTGCCTGCAATCAATCTTTTACTTAGATTTCTTTTGGTGCCAGCATGTCTACTTTGATGGGCTTGTCAGAAGTATAGCCTTCGAGTTTAAAATTTCTAATTTCAATTGTATTGAGTAGTAAGTTTAAATCATCAGTGATACTATCCTTCGAACTACTATTTAGGTTCAAAGAAATGAAACCATTATTTGTGATTACCAACTCACAAGGTCCATGTTTATCAGGATCCCTTTCAAGAAGTTGAAGGGCAGCATCATACTGGTTGTCATAGAAGTGGACACATTTGAGGGTTCCTTCTATGGCTTGGGCTTTGTAACCCGTGAGGCTTTCAAGTATTTTGGCAAGCAACCCATAGGAGGCTATATTGAAGGGAAGTCCCAGAAAAACATCCACGGACCTTTGATTCCAATGAAGTTCAAAGCCAAAGGAACCATCTTCTAATGGAACACCTATCACCTGAAATTCACTGTGGCAGGGAGGTAGTGCCGTTTCGAAAATTTCTGAAGGATTCCAGGCATTTACTTTTAGTCGGCTAGACATGATGTCTTTTTTCATCCCTAATATGAGGTCGGCTATTTGGTCAGTTTTCCCGTTAAAGTTTCTCCAATGCACGGAGTAGTTTTGCCCTACTGGTCCTCTTCCTTTTTTACTGAATTCTTCAAAAGTGAGCATTCTAAAACTCCCGTCTGGATTTTCCACAAGTCCAGTATTGTCCGGGCCATTATGAGAATGATGCTTTACATACCAATTGTATGCATCTTTATTCCAGATATCTATACCGTTTTCATTGAGGTATTTGACATCATTGTCCCCTCTCAGAAACCAAATAAGTTCCCCTACTATGGCTTTCCACCAAAGTTTTTTGTTAGTAAGCGCTGGAAATCCATCAGTAAATGAGTGTCTGAAGGTGTAAGAAGGTATCTGCAGTCTTTTTACTCCTCTGTTTTTGTTTTCATATTCACGACCTTCCGCAAATATCTTCCTACATAATTCTTGATAAGTGTGATCTATTTTTGACATATTAATTAGGGTGTTTTGAGGCCTCCCAGACCTTTGGGTTATGTTAAAATGGTGCAGTATCGTTTTTTTCGGTCCATATCTTTTCTTGCTGATATTGCTTGTTATCGAGCTTTTCGGCTTCTTCAAATTTGCCAGTTTGGGGTGGCTCTTTGGAATCTTCATCTATTTGCCATCTGCCCTTATATTCTCGATATTCTTCTTCATCGAGCCATACTTCCGGAAGGAAAGAATAATGCCGTTGGGTTTCTTCTTCATAGGCTATGATGGGTTCATTGATATCATTGTATCCTGTGATGGTGATCGGTATTTTACACCTGGCGGTTGGTCGATACTTCATGCCTTTCCTTTCTTCTAGCCAATATTTCAAGTCTTTTTCATCGATTCTATATTTGCTAGTGTCCGGATTGTTAAGCTTTTTGAGAAGGGTTCTCCTAGATATTCTTAGCTCTTCTATCTTATAAGTAAGGAATATGTCCTTAATAAAATTTTCTACAACCGCATCCAGTCTTGCTTTAGTCGTTTGGGCTATTTTCCGCTGTTGCTCTGTTTCAAAATCCTTAGGGTCAAACCATAGCCTGTCTACTTTTTTATGAAATATTTTCCTTTTATTAAGAAAGTCAATCCATGCCGGCATTTCGGCTTTTAGCTTATCATCCAGATTTGGATCCTTCACCTCTGATTTTTTGACCTTGACCACAAACCACCGTGTATCCTCTTCCTCCATTTTCATAAGGTTATCCGCATCATTGGAGCAGATAATAAGGTGTCCGAAATAGGGAATTGGCTTTACGTCTATGCCTTTGAGCTCAAGAAATATTTCTTTGGCTGTTACCATCTGCTTTAAGCGCTCTCGCTCGGACTTCTTGTCCACATCCAAAAAGCCTTCATCCAATCCTATGATAAACTTGGATGCCCAGTGGGCATTAAAGTTCTTTTTAAACTGCTCATTGTTTAGCACTGTGCCATTGCCGGTGTACACCATGCAAAGCCATTCCAGGAAGGTACTTTTTCCGGTTCCTTGCTCTCTGGAAACCAGACAAGGGACAAATGTCTTTTGGGTAGGGTGTTGGTGAAGGATGGTAAGGTAATCCATGGCTACAGTGAACTGGTCCCCTTTATAGGCTTCCTCCTGATAGCATTTGTTTTGTTCGTCGTACCAAATCTTACCTTCTCCTTGAAACAAATGCTTGATAAAACCAAGGGTCACGTCTACTCTTCCCGGCTTTGGGTCCCAATGCAGCGGTTCCATTAGATTATAGCATCCATAGACAGTTCTTTTGTATTCCTTTTGGTCCCAGCATGGCAGTGAAAAGAAACCATCATAGCGTGGAATGTCCCTGTTTACCATCTGTTCTGCAATGTATTTCGGGTAATCTCTTTTGATCTCCGTTACACTCCATTTTTCTATGCGCTCCTCTGGTATACCTCTGTGATTTGGTAATACCACTCGTTTCACCCAGTTGATGCCTATTCTTGCAAATCTGTCTGACTCAGCAGATTTCACATATTTCAGTTCCTCACCAGTCCACTCATATTTTATTTTCTTGAAGATAAATGGCCGGCTACCTATGTATTCTTTATAAAGCGTATAGAATGTCTCTTTATTAAGGAGACCAAAATGTTTGTCCACGGTGCTTGCCTGTCCATCATTGAGGATGATCCCATCAAAATAAGTCTTGGCAAAATGGAAGCTCATAAGGTCATCCATTATTTCTTTTTGCTTTGCAGGAATCTGCATCAGCAAGTCATCAATCCCTTTGGCCTCATCATTAAATTTAGCCTTAAGGTGCATAAAGTATACATTGCTTAAGTCTACACTCTGATCTTCTAGCAGCAGGTGCAAGCTGTTTCTAAAATTCTTGACTGCAGTTGCAAAACTAGCAGTACGCACACTCAGGTCTTTATCTTCTTTCCACTTCAATGTAAGTGTATCAGCATCGAGTAGCATCACTATATTTCTTACCCGGCATTCAAGGATTATTTGCTGGATGATTTCATTGATTTCCTTTTTGTGGTTGTAATCCCCGGCGTAAAAACCGTGTATTCCCGGCAAGCCAATAAATTCAACAGCCTTCATTTGTTCATCGGCTGATTTTACCATATAGGATTTGAAAGCTTTTATTTCACCTTCTATCAGTACCAATGTTTCTATTTGCTCTTGGTTCACATACTTATGGATCACTCCCGGAGTGAGATATGGAACTAAGGGGCTGCCTTTATCTTGGTGGTATTTTTTTGTTAGGGTTTTACCCTCTTTTTCGTAGGTTTCTTCCTTTGCTAGTCTTGTGCGGTGGAAGTTTTGGGGCCATTTATTGTTGCCTTTTTTCCACGTGATATTGTTACCATTTGGGAGGTAATAGTTAATCTGTATGCCTTTTTCATTGGATTCAAAGGCCTTTTTTTGTTTTGTCTCCGCTGTTTTTTCATATCCACCTTCTATGGATTTATACACAGGAGTGGTTATGGTGTTGACATCGTCTGTCACTCCCAGTTTCCTAAGGCGCTCGTTAAAATAATTTTCTACTTCCTGTGTTGGCATGAGTGTTATGAATGATTTAGTATGTCCGTCAATCTGTTTAAATCGAACGTTAGTTCAGCTCTGGCATCCTCCATTTTTTTTCTTTCCAGGTCTTCAATATTTCTGACATATTGAAGCTTATTGGTGATAGATTGAATTTTATCCTCCAGCATCATGATGTCTATCATCATAATTTTTTTGCCGGGCATCTCTGATGGCTGTGTCGATTTGGTTGAGGGCTGATCTACTTGCAGACAGTAGTTCATATCTTCTTTTTTTGAGCGCATTGATTCTCCTGACTTTTGTTTGGTGGTCATATTCTATGGTTTTATTAGCTGTTTTAGCCGTTGCTATAAGTGATTTAAGGTGTGTGGTCATGGCTTTATATTGGTTAAGATGGGTAATAGGATAGATTGCCTTTTGATTTTTTCTATCATTAGTTGGTAACCTCTGTCTTGAATCTGCCGGTAAATTTTCAAAGCAGATATCCAGTCTTTGAATACACAGTTGACCCAGAAATCACATTCTAAGCTAATTAGAAGCTGGTCTTTTGGCCAATGTTCCTTATATCTCGGTATATCTTTGTCCAGATAGACAGATGGGGAGTGGATAATACCTTTTGATCTGAGAATTATTTCTTCTATTTCCTGATGGCTACATTTCCCTTCTTTGACTCTGGTAAGTTTTTCTTCCCAGTCGAAGTATTCTATTCCTATTGATCTTGCATAGGAATGTTCATAAGCCTTCATTTTTGTCCTTAACTCAAGGTCTGTCCAATACCTGTGGTAATCTGGATAGGATGTAGCGGAATTTTTCACAGTGTTGATTATTCCGCAAATCGCGGCAATGCAACCTGCCAATACACCTATCCCTACCAAAAACAGGTAGGTCAATTCAATTGGATGGGCTAATTCATGTCCGTATAACATGTTTTTGGGATTTATAGGATTAAAGTTTGAGAAAGGGAAGTCAATTTTAAGCCGACACATCAAATAATGTAGGGACTGATCTTTTATAGGCAAATTCCCTCAAGTACTGACAGCTGTCAGCCCAGTATAGGTCATGAAGCTCAGTTGATTCTCCTTTTCGGCCTAATGTCACTGATCTCAAAACAGTGCTCCCTATCCCTCCAAAAGGATCATAAATCAATTCGCCCGGATTAGAGTACCGCTCTATGGTTCTGTCTATGATGTCAAATTGCAGCGGACATACGTGCTGTTCTTTCTTTTTGAGTGCCTGAGAAGCATTCAGGGTTTTCATCCTATTCACATCATCCCACACCATGTCATTTTGTAGGTGGACCCATGGAGCCATTGCCATAAATGAGGAAGGTAGCTTGCCCATTCCGTCCAGTTGCTCACATAACTTTACATGCTCATTGAATTCATAAGGACTATTTCTCAGGTAATCTTTCCACCACTTGCCGATTTTGCCCAAATCATATTTTCTGAGTTCATCAGGGTTGAGCATCCTGTGTCCATTTGATCTCCATAGACTGTGAGCATCCAATTGCCACCTGCCCCTGCTGTATTTTTCCTTTGATTTGGTTACCGGTATATCTGCATAGGCATTGGAAGTATCTGTAGGTGGCTTTCGGAAGATTAGCAAATACTCTGGCGAACCTGCCCCCATCTTGGTGCCGTCTTTGCTGTTTTCTGTCCAGCCAAGCCGGTAGGTCTGATTGTTTTCTCTTACCACGTCCGTTACTATATAGTGCTCCCCAAGCAGGAAAAAACCGTGTTTTTCAAAATTCCGAACTACTTGACCTCTGAAATCTATCAGTGAGGTAAAGCCAACACCGTTTTGGTAGGAAAACTGGATCCTGTTTTTGACATGGATTGCAGCAATTCGCCCGGGCTCTAGCGTTCTGTACATTTCCGGTACCAGGAAATCGCATTGTTTGAAAAATTCATCATTTCCATTGTTATGACCGAAGTCTTGGTAGAGTTCGCAGTACTCATATTGGTCTGAAAATGGAAAAGAACTTACAAAGAGCTGTATGGAATTACTTTTTCGTCCGGCAAGCTCTACCACGGCATCGTTTCTGATAAGCTTAAAGTCTTCACCTGCATATTCTTTTCTCTCGATGGCCGTGCTTCTTTTTAGAATTTCGATATTCCCGGAATGATCAAGCCCATATTTTCGCATAAGCTTGGTCATTCTTAAACACATCTCATCATGTTGCTTCCACTTCCTTTCGAGGTCTTTAAGTATCTTCAGCTCAGCATCTGTATAGATCAGGTGGATGTTTACTGCCTTATACTGTCTGAATCTTTGAATCCTATGGATGGCCTGAATAAAATCTTTAAACTTCCACCCGATACCTAAAAATATAGCATCTGCACAATGTTTCTGAAAGTTGCAACCAGATCCTGCGATGGATGGTTTGGTGAGGAGATACTGGTATTCCCCGTTTTTAAATCCATTGAGGTATTCTTCCTTGATGTCATTCTTTTGACTACCATAGACAGATTTATAATTCTTACCCTTCATCAAGGCTTCCAAGGCCTTGCGCTCATTTTCCAGATCGTGCCAAATGATAAAATGCTTTTTTGGTTCTTTTTCTATCAGGTCCATGGCTTTTTCAGCTCTGGCAAAGAGGCTTTCCCTTTTTTCCCGTGCTGCATCCTGCAGGGACTTGGAGGCATCGCTGTACATCACCACATTTCCATCCCTGTCGGTTTTGATATCCCTTTCGATGTTTCCTACTTCATGGTAGTGTACATTTATTTTTGGCAGCTGGTAACCTTCATCTGAATAGCCTAGGTCTGAAGGTTTTTCTAGAAAAATGGCCCACGATCTTACCCATACCCAAAACTCATCTTCTTTGTGTGCGTGGAGAGTGAGGTTTCCGGCTTTGCTCGAATCCCGCTTAAAAAATCTGGTAAGGGCCTGACCTCTGTCACATACACCTAGGAAGTGAGCATAATTGAGAATCTCTGTGTATTCATTAGGAGCAGGGGTGGCCGTTGCAATAAATCTGTGTTTGATTACATTGGTTTGGTTGATGATATAATCAGATGTTTTGGTATCCAGATTTCGGATAACGTCACCCTCATCAAAGGAGCATCCACCAAAAACAGCACAATCAAAAGCACCTTCTCTGATCCTATCATAATTGGAAAGGAATATCTGAGGACTGTCATACCCAGACTGAATCTGTGCACAATGATCTTTGTCTGTGGTATAATGCACCTCCAAACCTAAAATGTTATGGGCATCATATTTAAATTCTCCCACTACACCTAGGGGCAATCCTATCAAAAAAGGCTGTCCGGTGTGATTTGTCACAGCTTTGGCTATCTCTAGCTGCACAATAGTTTTACCTAATCCGAAACTTGAAAATATTGCTCTACATCCACCTTTCAATGCCCATCTAACTGTATCGGCCTGATGTGGAAAAGTATTTGGGTGAAAATCTGACCAATCAAATCCATTATTGGTCACCTCAAGTATTTTATTATTTATAAAATCGTTGTAATTCATTGTCAGTTGATTTTGATTAACTAATCTTCCTGCTGCCATTTATTTACAGGGCAGTGTATGCAGATTCTCTCATTCACATGCATTACATAGTCCATTGTGTCCCGCTCGATTAGTTCCACTTTGGAGATTTCCAAAGCGTGAGCAGATGAAATTTCAAGTAGGTACTGTAGAATGAGTGTATACGCCATGCTTCTTTTCCGACAAGGGGTTTGGAGTTTTTTAAATCTCCGCTTGCAGGTCTCTTTAAAGTGCCATTTGAATGCTTTGTAATCCATGGACCTATTATTTAGAGATTGAGAAAACTATCTTGGCACTAGTGGCATCTATTAATGATACTATTTGGAAGTTTGGCAGAATTGGTAAACTGGATGAATGACCAAAGAAACAAGTATCCAAAACGTGTATTTTGTAGGTAGGGAATTGAGTTTTTAAGTCGGCTATCTTTTCATTCCTCTCCTTATATAATAGTTCCACTTTTTCAGTCTGACTCATGGTAGGGCTAAAGCTGACAATGATCTCTTCCACTTTCTTGATTGAGGCTATTTTGTAGATGATATAGCCTATTAGCAAAAAGGTGATAGTAGCGGCGACTATCATTACAAGTGCAATATTGAATCCATTGGCATCATACATTAGCAGCCTCCTTTCTAGTGATTTTAAGATGATTTTTAAGTATAGTTTCGTTGTTAGGTCTTCCATTTTTGGAAAGAATCCTGTATTTGACTACCCAAACCCAAGGGTTAGCTTCAAATGAAGCTTCACCATTAATGAGGACCCAAAGGGAGTTGAAAGAACTGATCGGAGAATTAAAATTTGGTTCGTCTAGGTCTTGTCTCAAATAATTGAAATAACCTTTGTTGAAAATATTTTCAGATTGGATGTATCTCACACCCTCAGCAATAGCATCCTCTTTACTAATATCATGCACACGCTCCATTCCAATTTCTTCCACCATCAGCCATATTCTAGCTGCCGTTTTAGGCATGTGGATGGATGGTCTCCATATCCCTTTATTTTTTGGATGTGAAATGATACCCTCGCTCCAATTGGCTTTGTAGTCAAATTTGGTGATCTGGTGATCTGGTGATAGGAAGTGTCTCCAAGTTTCCCTTACCCATAGGAGGTCACCGGGCTTTCCGTATGGGGAATTGATTTTTTCAAAGAAAAGTACACTATCATCTTTATTGAACCGGGCAAATACATGAGTGTAGGTATTTCCTTTGGTTTCAATTCCATCATACCGCCAACATACACTGCATTCATTTATGTAATCTAGTTTCTTACCTCTTCTGGTTTGGGTTTTTCGCCCTTCCATATTGGCCCTTATTAATTCTCCCTGAAAAAGAATAGGTAGCTCGGTGATTATGTTACCATCAAGGATTATTTGATTTGGTTTTAGCTTACTCATTGGTCACCTCCTTATTTATAAGTACACCATACCTGTGAAGAAAAATTTCTTTGGCTATTTCTGAATCCATAGGAGTAAAAGCAGAATCTTTCTTTACTCTTAAATGGAAGTGTTCAAATTCTAACTGCCTTTTATCTTCAATTTTAACTTCTGGACTTAAAGGAAAGGGTATTCCAAACTTGGCAGCAATCACCCTCATTAGATTGTCTTCCAATTTCACATAATCAGGTAGATGCTGTTTGATTGGTTTCGGGATATCCATCAGGTAGGCCTCCGAAGCATCATGAAGCAATCCTTCTAGACAAAAAGGTTGTCTTAAAGACATGGAAACATTGAAAGAATGCTCAGCCACAGAAAAGAATTTAGAAGTCTGCCCGGCAAATCTCGGCACATGGCTAAGTCCATGAGCAATATCTTCTATACATATATGATAAGGGTTTGGGTCAAATACATTCAGGTAATGCCCTGAATAGGTAAGAATGCAATCACCGGCATAAAGTATATGATCATTCACTGGATACCTCCTTCCCTATTAGATTTCTATCCAAATGATCATTATGAACCTGACGGATGGCTATTTTATTGAGATGGGAATATGGTATTAATTTTTGATCGCTTCCATCCTGTATTTTTAGCGCCTCTTCGTAGGTAAAATGATGTGCCTTGTTTATGTCTGTGGTATATCCTGCTTTTCCTTCCCTCCAAAAAAGAAGAGAGTTACCTACGTATTGCTTAGACCAAACGAGATAGGTTTCCTCAATATCCGATTCCGTAAATATTAGAGATTTACCCATTTCACTTTCAGGTAAAAAGGTGATGGCTTTATTCTCTTTTAAAGATGCTTCAATCTTATTCCAAAGCTTAAAAGCTTCTTTGATATCTTTATTGAAATCAATGTGATCTATCTCAGGATCAGCGCAGTTTCCTATAAGAGTTTTATAGCCAATTGTTACCCTATAATAACCGCTACACAACTTATAAAGTAAGTCGAATAGTAAGTCTGTTTCGAGATGTCCATCTTGATCAAATACACTACCTATTAATTCTTCTGCTTTTTCATCTACAGGTCTAAAATCAGATAATTTAGAGGCATCATACTTGGCAATGTTTTCAATTATTCTGAAGGCCAATTCCAAGTCTTCTAAGTCTTCATTTGTAGCCTTGGCTATTTTTATTTGATATTTACCCATTGGTCACCTCCTCTATAACATTAACTATGGATTCCGGTTGGTAGCTTACAGGAATATTACTTCCCATTTTTACAGGAACCTTGTCAAAATCATTTGACCTGAATCGTTTTTTATCATTGACCCTGACTATAAAGTCAAAGTAACCTGACATACAATCCTCTAATTGTGGGCTTACTTTATGAAAGGAAATGCCTTTGTATTTTAAATCTACCTGGTAAACTCCACCAGTATGAATCACAGGTGGCAGCTGGTAGGGCGGAGTGTTGAGGATTTTAGCTGTGATTTCTTGAAGGTTGTACATGTCGTGTTGCTTCTTTGGTTATCTTAATAAATTCTGCTCTGATTAAATCTTGGATCATAATCTCTTGATCCTTGAAAAGAATAATTTCGACTGCATCTCTGCACCTTATATCTTTAGGTTTATGCAGGATTCTCCATTCTTCTAGCTTGGTGGCCAAGTCTTTAAGGTCTTCAAAAATATGATCTTCCTCTTCTATAAATTCCTTGCATTGCCGTACCCAATGCATCATGGCAATCATGGTAGGGTTGCTCAGATCTGATGAAGTGTATCTTATTTTCATATCTCAAAAAGGTTTCTGACTTTTCTACCAGCCTTTCTGGCTTTCCTTGCGTTTGCGGTTATTTTACCCTTGTAGATATTCCGGGTCTCCTCATTGAGCATTACAATTGTTGCCATGACTATAAATAGGAAGCAAATGGCAAATCTTATTTTGAATTTCTTTGGTTCATTGGGATCAGTTTCGATTCCCAGGTATTCGTTGCGTTGACTGATTTCCATTGTCGTTTAAAATGTCTTCGACACAGAGCGGTCTGCCTGTAAAAAATGCTGTGTCTGTTAAAATTTTGATTTCATCCTCAATGTTTTTGAGGTCTCTTTTTTCATAGTATAGGTCTATGATGTTTATAAAAAGAGGTTTCTTAACCATTCGAATGGCTAATTTCAACTCCTTTACTCTTTTTTGCGATTTTCTATGATCACTTAGGAGCATCCGGATGTATGGTGCCTGTCTCAT